CGTAAGGAGGGTGGGGAATCATACCGGCCTAGTGTTGGAACTTGTCGGTCAATTGACCGACAAGTTCCTTCCAATGGTTCTGCTCCAGCTCCCATCCCCTTGGCACCTGCGCCGAAGGCGTCTCATGCCGGGTGGGAGGACCGGGCCGCTAGGAAGCTCGGGAATTTGGCCAGCCCCAAGACGATCAGACGTTTTGATGAGGGCAGAGTAGCCGATGCACCTGAGACTCTCGCCAAGGTCGAGTCAGGCGAGATCACATCAGTTCAAGGGGCAGTCAGGGCGGCAGCGGCCGAGCTGGGTATCTCTGAGCCTGCCCCCATCCCCAAGTCGACTCTCAGTCGGCTCAGTCAGGCTACGTACGCCATCCGGCACGCTCATGAAGAACTGGATAGCCAGCTCGGCGGTGCGACGATCAAAGAAGTGGTTTCGCAGCTGGACATACACGCCGAGGCTGTAGACGCATTCCGGGCTGCACTACAGGAACGTATCTAAGGCATCCCGTCCGATGGATGACGACTCTCTCTGCGCCGAACGCGACCGCCTTCGGCGCGAAGCGAACGACGGCACCACATGCCGGGCCTGCACTCAGCACGTCCAGGTCCACTGGCGCACCATCAACGGACCGATTAGAAGGTCTCATGGCATCCTGTGCATGTGACTTCGGTCATGGCTTGCGCACCTGCCATTGTGCGGCCTGCCATGAGACCTTCACTGGAGTCACTGCCTTTGATGCGCATCACGTCGAGAACGAAGACGGTGTCACCGTGTGCCTGGATCCAGCTACGGCGCTGAAGCCTGACGGATCTCTGAAATTCGCTGCCATCAGGCTCACGCCGGAAGCCAGCCTCGTCTGGGGCCGAGCGGCTGCGAAGGGCGGACCGGCCGCCCCGTGGGGCAGGGGCGAAAAATGACACAGGCGCTGTCCCGCGACGAGGTGCTCGCGCTGCCACCTGTGATCGGCCTTCCAATGCTCGGCAAAGTCCTCGGCCTGTCCGAGGCGACCGTCCGCGAGCGCGTCCGCCGTGGCGAGGTGCAGGCAATGGGTATCCGCGTGGTGAAGCTCGGCGCCCAGTGGCGCGTGATCACTGCCGACCTGCTCACGGTGCTCGGCCTGGTGGACGTCCCTGACCCCCCTTCGCGCGTGTAAGAAGAGACCATGAACAAGTCTGAGACGGCGATCCTGCTCGGTGATCTGGCCCGCTACGACCTGCGCCGGTTCGGCGACGACGACGTGCTCGCCTGGCAGGAAGCCCTCCACGATGTCGCCTACGAAAACGCCCGTTCGGCTGTCGTCGCCTACTACCGGGACCACCGGGACCGGGCCATGCCGTCGGACATCCGCAAAGCCGCACAGCTGGCCGCCGACGACCGCGCCGCGCACGCATCCTGGTCCGGTGACGGCGGCGCCGGCTGCGGTCTCAGCGGCTGCCGCTGCACCCACACCACACCCTGCGATCGCGGCTGGATCGACGCGTCCACCATCATCCATGAGATCGTGGACCACAAGACGGGTGAGGTGAGTTCGCGCCGCGAGTACGATGCGGTGCAGCCGTGCCCTATCTGCAAACCGGCGCGGGTGGTGAATGACGGCGAGTCGCGGGACGCGTGGCTTGGGCGGCTGCGGTCGCAGAACATGTCGTGGCAATCCCGCCAGCGGCAAGGAGCAGCTTAAGCCATGAGCCGTACCTAGCCGCGATGACGGCAAGCTGAATCGACGACTGCGGAGGAAGGCGAAACCGGGATGGTAAGCACATCGGGAAGCGTTTCATCTGACCGCCTACGCGAGGCACGCGAGTACCTTGGCTTCCACCTAGAAGACGTCGCCCAGGCCACAGGCTGGCCGCAAGCCCGGATCGCTGCACTGGAAGACGGCACGTCGACCCGTATCACCGGGGCGGAGCTGCGGAAACTGAGCCGTCTTTACCGCCGCCCCGTTACGTGGCTCCAAGGTGAGACCACGTTCACACCGGATGCCGGTTTTCTGCAGAAGCTCGAAGACCTGACCGACGGTGACCGTGAGGCGGTGCTGAGTTTCGCGGAATGGCTTCAAGGTGCGGGACCGCCGGGACCGCCGGATACGCGGCGGTGAGTGTGCTTGCGGCGGCTGGTCATCAGTCCGGCACCAACGAGGTCGTGTTCATCGCCGTAGCCGCCGCGGCAGCGCTCGCCTGGATCTTCGGTCGCCGCCGCCGTGTCAAAGTCAAGGCACATACGAGGAAAGCGCCGCGCCGTAGATGGCACTGGTGAGCATGGTAAGGTCAACCATGACCGTCGCTGAGCTTGAAGCCCGTATCTGGGCCATCACCGGCCGTGAACTCACCGGCACCCAAGTAGACGCCATCGTCGCCGCAGTGCAGGAGTACGCCGCTGATCTGGCGCCGAAACCGTCGCGGCGGGTGCTGCATCACAGCGGTGATGTGGACTTGCACCCGCTGATCGGCGCCCTCGCCGACGCGATGCTCAGCGAACCAACGCCGCAACTGGAAGGATGACCATCATGCAGATCAACAAGGAAACCGGCGAAGCCGCTCAGGTGTGGCCCTCGCTGATTTGATGCCAGCAACGACAAGGAAGCCCCCCAGGGCTGAGCAGCCTGGGGGGCTTCCGAACATCGCCGCTAGGTTAGCGGATCAGGGAACGGTGTAATGCTCGTTCGGGGTGTTCACACACGACCAGATGATCTGCTGCACCCCCGCCGCCGTGCTGTACCCCGGATCGTTCAGGCATTTACCTGAGTGCGGGTTCCGGATCTCACCGTTGGCAAGATGGACCCACACATCGTTCCACGGCACCGCACCCGACGGGCACGACCACACGATCACCTTGGCGCCGTTCACCACGGACGCGTACTGGATGTTCATGCAATGACCCAGAACCTGGTAGGTGCCGTTAGCGGCGAGGGTCCACCGTTGCGCGCCGGTGCCGTCGCACCACCACAGGTTGACCTTGGCGCCGGGTCCGCCGCTGAAGTAGTCGTCGAGGCATTTGCCGCCGTATCCGTGGATCGGACCGACCGGCGGCGGTGGGGTGGTGTAGGTGAAGTGGTCCGCTGCGACCGGCGCTGAGGTGCCGCCCGAAGTGGTGACCCGCACATCGACGGTCCCTGCTGTGTGTGCCGGGGATGTCGCCGCACACGACGTCGCCGAGCACGACACCCCTGCGGCTGGGGTGGTGCCGAACTGCACCGACCCAGCCGCGAGGTTCGTCCCGGAGACTGTCACGTGAGTACCGCCAGCAGACGGCCCCGACGTGGGGGTGACACCGGTCACGACAGGCGCAGGGGTCACGCACCCGGTTGCGGTGAATGCGCACACCCCTTCCGGTGTGCCCCACCCCGTCGGCCCGTCATACCCGGTCGTCCCGGTGCACAGATACGCGGGGGAACATGACCCGTTCGACCCTGTGGTGATGTCGTTGATACTTGCCGCAGTGTGGTTGGCGTACGGATAGCTGGCCGGGTTCGCCGACGGCGCCGGCGGCCCGGCGAGCGCGTACACGGACGCGATGATCGGCGACGCGGCGCTGGTACCGCCGACCACCATCCACGGCTCAGGGAACCCCAGCGTGTTCGGATACGAGTCATACACCGCAACCCCCGTGTCGGGGTCCGCGACCGCCGCCACATCGGTGTCGGTCCGGTTTGAGCAGCCGCTGTCATGCTGCCACGACGGCTTCGTTTCCTGGCTCGAGCAGCCGGACCCGGTGCCGGTCCACACCGTTTCGGTCCAGCCGCGTCCGCCGCCACCTCGGGTCAGCGATGTGCCGCCGACCGCAACCACCCCGGGTGATGCGGCCGGGTAGGTGGTGCCGTAGCCGCTGTCACCTGCGGATGCGGTGACCGCGACACCGGGGTGGGTGTAGAACGGGTCGAGGGTTGTTTCGCCGGGGAACTCGCCGCCGCTGGCGCCGTAGGAGTTGGAAACGTATTTCGCGCCGAGCGTTGTCGCAGCGGTGTCCGCTGCGGTGGCGAGGTCGGTGAGCCCAGCGGAGTCAGCTTCGACGAGGTCTATGGTGCATAGTGGGCAGATCGCGGACACCATGTCGACGTCGAGGGATTCTTCGACTTCCCACCCTCCGGACGGATCCACCGCCGCTGGTGGCGGTCCGCCGGTCTGGCCGTACAGGTGGACGCTGGTGGCGGGGAGCCCGTAGGTGGACCGGTAGGTGTTCAGGTCGGCCTGGGCGTTTGGGTTGTGGTAGGCGTCGACGATCGCGACGGCCTGCCCGGCGCCGCCGGCTGGCAGGGCGTACGCGGATTTGAGGTCGGCGGGGCCGTATCCGGCTGGGACGCCGGGGGTGGTGGCGGGGACGGCGGTGGTGCGGACCAGGACGAGGCAGTCAGCGATGTGCGCAGCTTTGCTGGTGCACGCGGGTTTGTAGCTGACTGGCAGATGCGCAGTGGTGGTCGCGGCCATCGCGGTTGCCGTGGTCGCAGCTACGGCAACGACTAGCAGCAGGACGGCGGCGGCGGCTGTTTCCCTGAGGAACCTGTTCAACATGTGCCCTTCCGGTAGCGGGTGTGTTGCGTGCATATCCTGACACTCGCGCGGAAGTTCTGTGCGGCCAGCAGATGACATCCCAGGACCGCAGTCGTGCGGGGCTGGTTCTCAGCGGCGGCGGGACCGCCCGGGGATGTTGAACCGGCGGTCCACCGGCTGCGGGCAATCCACCCCCGGATCACCCGCGAACCACGCCCACAACGCCTCAGTCAGCGCGTTCAGGCTCGGGAACCCGGCCGCTTTCGCGGCGCTGGTCGCCCGCTGGTCCACGTTTTCGGTGTGGAACGTTACCGTCCGCCGCCAGCTAGCCGACCCGTCACGGCGGCGGTACGCAACCGACGCGCCGTTCTCAGCGACCGGGGTGTCGGCGAGGAATTGAGCGACGGCGCGTGGGTTGGACGCGAGGATCTGCCAGAACACAATGGTCGGTTCTGATAGTCCGGAGTATCCCGCTTCGCGGGCAGCGGCCCGGGCGGCGTCGGTGAGGCTGGTGTCGAGGTCCCGGCCGCGTACAAACACCCCGTAGGGGTTGTGGTGCCTTTCGGTGGCCACGGCAGGTCCCCTTTCGTCGCGGATAGCCACGATGCTAGCATTTAGCTAACCTGCCTAGCTGTTCGCCGACCCCCCCACGGCCGTGACCATCCCTCAGCAGCTGGGCAGGCTTCTATGTGCGGCGAAGGAGGCATGTGGTGGCTGTGTTCAGCCCGGAAGGCGACCGGGTGCCGCATCCTGATGTGTGGAAGCATGCTGCGGCGTGCCGCGACGCTGATCTGAGCCTGTTTTTCGGGGTTGATGGGGAACGGCGGACGGTGCGGCGGGCGCGGCTGGCGGAGGCGCTGACGTTCTGCGGCCGGTGCCCGGTGGTGGTGCAGTGCCGGGAATGGTCGATGTGGTCGCCGGAGAAAACGGGTGTGTGGGGTGGGCTGGACACGGACGCGAAACCGGATGACGGGTCGGTGGAGAATGAGTGGCAGCGGATCCGGCGGAGCCGTCAGCGGCGGGCGTTGTATGCGGCGGAGGCGTCGTGACGTCGCCGCTGTGGGTCACCGCGGCGGCGTTTTTTGCGGGTTGCTGCTGGGTGGTGTGGACGGCAGCGGCGTCGTATGCGGTGCTGGCAGCGGACCGGGTGTGGCGCCGCAATCGGTGTCAGCGGACTGGTTTGGTGTATGCGGCGGAGCTGGATGAGGACCTGGCGATCCTGCGGGCCCGGCGCAGGTTCCGGGGCGGTTGACATCGGCGCCGGGGTGGTAAATCCTACCAAGTGGATAGCCACACACCTGTAGACGTGCGGGCCCGGCCCATTCCGTTCCCCCGGGCGGTCCCCGGGCCCGCACCCAAGAAAGGGAAGATCATGGATTCGGTTGTGAGCTGCGGCGAATGCGGCAACGAAGCCCCAGCGCAGTCCGATGAGATCCGCTACGTCGCGGACCCCGACGAAGCGCACTGGGAATGCACCGACTACGACGCATGCGCCGACCGCCAGCTCGACGCCATGCACCAGCCGCACCCCGGCGAGATGGATGACCTGTTCTCCGGCGAGATCATCTGATGGCCACCAACAAGGGTGTCGCCTGGCCCGACGGTGAAGACAAGGCGATCCGGGTTCTGTACGACAAACAGCAAAGCCAGTCACAAACTGGCACCACCGGGAAGGACGGAAAGTGACCAACAGCCCACAGCATGTGTCGCGTGGCTACCGCTGGTACCTGGCGAGCGGCGTGATCCCCGGCCGGAACTGCCCGCACCTGGACTGTGTCGAGTTCGCCGCCGACGGCGCCGAGGTGCTGATCTCGGACACGAAGGTACGCGAGGAGCACATTCTGCGGGTGCCGCGTCACATCGCCGCCGAGTTCCTGGCCGACATCAAGAACGGTCACTACGACGGGAACGGCTATATCACGACCGGTGAGCTGAACGTGGAGCTGCGGGACAGTCCAAACCGGCGGGCGGTGCTGTTCATGTTCCCGAGTTTCGACCGGACGCGGTTGGTGTTCGACCGGGCGGAGTGGCTGGTGTTCACGGGTGGGGTGAAGTCCGGCGAGTTCGACCATCTGGTGATGGCTGAGGACGCGTACGCCTGACCCTGGAAAAGCAAGATAGGCCCCTAGCCTAGCGGTGATGCCGGGCTAGGGGCCTATCTGTGTTTGTGCTCAGTTGGCGGGTGGGGGGAAGCTGAGTTTCAGCTCGCTGAGGACCTGTTCGACGCCGGCGACGACGGTTGCTTCGTCCACGGTGCCGCCGGGAAGCGCGGCGACGACAGCGGCGGCGATCGCGGCAGCAGATGGGATGTCGGGGATGAGGGATTGGAACGCGGCGTGCGCGGCCTGGATGCGGGCGACTTGGGTGGGGTTCATCGAGGGGGTGGTGGCGCCGGTGATGGCATACGGGAGCCACCAGAGTGCGGTGACGGGTTCAAGATCGCGGTAGTCGGCGGCGGTCTCGAGCTGGACGAGGAAGCCGCGTATCGCGGCCCAGTCGGCGGTGTCCCAGGATGCGGGGCCGGTTGCGGACACAGGTACCTCCGGTCTCGGCCATTGGCCGTAGTCGGCGCAGTTCACGGTGTCGACGTCCACGGTGACACCGCCGACGTTGACGGTGGCGGTCTGCTGCATGATGTGCGGTGTCCAGCCGCAGCTATCCCAGTTGGTCCCAGACCAGGCATAGGTGCCCCACCAGAACGCAGCTTTCCCGGCGGTACGGGCGCGGGAGAGGGGCCAGTAGCCGCCGTAGAGACCGGTGCAGTCCAGGCCGAGGTATCCTGCTGCTGCGTCGAGGTAGGCGTTGATCGCGGGCTGGTCGGTTTCTGGGGCGTCGTAGTCGCAGGCGAAGTAGACGACGACCGGGTCGGTGAGCCCGCAGGCGCGGGCCTGGGTGATGGCAGCCTGCGCGTCGGCGAGCCCGGCTGCGGATCCGGCGGTGATCCGTTCAGCGGTGGATTCCCAGACGAGCACGATGGCGATCCCGGCGGCGCGGAGCTCTGCGGTTTCGGCGGCGGTGAGGTTTTTGGTGGGGTCGGGGGACAGATACCGGCAGACGAAGGTGTGCCCGGCGGCGGTGATCGCGGCGGGGGTCGGGTGCGGCGCCCAGGCGTAGTCGATTCCCGTCGTGGCGATAGCGCACCTCCGGTCAGTCGAGCGGTAGTTTCACCTGCGCGCCGACGTCCCCGGATCCGATGCCGAAACATTCCAGGTTCCCGGTCGCGTACAGCACGAACCGGGGGCCTTTGCTGGCGGCAGGCACATCGCAGGACACCGGGAACAGTTTGTCTTTCACTGGGACGTAGGTTCCGGTGAGCGTGGCGACGATGGTCGCGTCGGTGACGGTGCCCGCTGTCAGCCACAGATCGAGCTGGATTTCGTTCTGCGGGGTGAGCCGGTACCGGGCGACCCGGCCGCTTGAGACAGCCCACCCGGCGAGCAGCGCGCCGGACAGGTCATGCCACACCTCAGCCGCCGACGGCGATGAGGCGGGTTGCACCGCCTGGATCTGCCCCAGGTAGGGGGCGCCGAGGGTGAACAGCCGGGCTTCGGTGACTTTGAGGCGGCGTTGCAGGTCCGCGATCGTCGACGCCGTCTGCCTGGGGACGGGGACTGGGAATTTGGTCACAGCGACACGCTTTGCAAGCCGCCGAGTTGCAGCGTGGTTGTTTCGGCTTGGCCTTGGGCGGGGAAGGTGAGGGTCCAGCCGGTGATGCGGAACAGCCCGGTGACGCCGGGGGCGCCGGTGACCGGCTGCGCGGGGTGCAGCGGTGAGGTGGCTGCGACAGCGATCTGGTCGCCGAGGGTGATGTCCCTGACTTTCGGGTAGGCGGTGGCGCCGAGGGTGAAGGTGGGGGCGATCTGGGCGAGGATCGCGGTGGCGGCGACGTACCCGTCGGCGTAGGTGTCGACTTGTGATTGCGCGGTGATGGTGTTCGGCAGCGATACGGAGTCTTCGAGCAGTGGGTAGCCTTCGCTGAGTTCGGCGGTGGCTTGGCCGTGTGGGAGCGCGGACACCCATGTGGTGGCGGTGGAGGTGGCGGCGGAGGAGCCGGTGACGAGGACCTGGTTGGCGACGGTGCCGCTGCCCGCACCGCGCTGCCACCCGTAGTCGATCATGTCGCGGCCGGGGAACACCAGCGACAGGCCGGTTGAAGCGTACGACCGGCCCATCGTCGGCAGCCCCACCTGCGCCTGGGTGGCGAGACCACCGGACGTCGTGAGAACCGGGGTCAGCGCGTACTCAAGCGAGTACGCGGATACCAGGTCGTTCCAGGCATCGTAGATTTTTTTCAGCGTCTGCTGTTCGGTGACCGACGCGAACGTACCGCTGAGCGCGGTGGTGGGCAGCAGACCGGCGATCGCGCCGTACGGTTTGCCGGTGGCGTACGCCATCTCCTGGGTGAAGATCTGGAACACATCCACCCCGTCGAAGATCAGGTTGTCGCTGATCTGCCGGTGTTTGAACATCTCTTCCATCGACGCGGCCTGGATCTGCGCCTGCCCGTCGGTGATGGTCTGATTCGGCTGCCCGGCGACCGGCCCATTCCACACCGGTACACCGTCTTGCAGTACCCACAGCACGCTTTTCCACGGCTCGAGCGCTTCCATCCATTGCCGTACCTGGTAGGCGGATTGGGCGGTGAACGCGAGCATCGTGATGGTGTCGCTGGCGGACAGGAACTGCCCGGTCAGCAGCGGAGGCGCGAAGTTGATGTTTGTGTAGCCGAACGCCGACGCCCCCACCGACGTTGCCGTGTACACGGTCCCCCCGGCCGCGGCGCCGGAGGTGATCTGGAACAGCTGCCCGGGGGTGATCAGCGCGGCGTCGGAGTTGGTGACGATGAAATATGACGATGTGACGGGTGTGCCCTGGTTGAGGATGGTGAACCCGCCGTAGGTCATTTGGTAGGCGGTGGGCAGGGCGATGGACCCGGTGAACGACCCGACTGAGTTGATCTGCCGGGTGCAGGATTGGCCGACGATCGGCAGCGTGTCCGCGAGCACCGCGCCGGTCAGCAGGTTGGTGCTGAGGAACCGGTAAGTGCTGGCCGCAGGGGTGCTGGGAGCATCTGGGGGGGTGCCCATGTCAGAGGGTGACGGGTTTGACCCGCAGAACGATGGGTTCGTACGACGCGGCGGGCATGGTCATCGTGACACCACCGCCGGCGACGGTTCCCCGGAACGTGATGCTGTGCGCACCAGCGGATGGGGTAGTGCCTTGCGCGGACGAGGTGAAGTACGAAAACGATCCGCCGCCCTGGAACGTGCCGCCATTGGTGGGGACCCCGTACACGGCGTCGAGCTGGGCGCCGTCGATGAACACGCCGAGGATCGCGACACCGTTGCCGCCGGACGAGGTGATCGCGGTCCATTTGGCGTAGATTTCGATGTCCGTTGACCCGTCGGTGGTGATGGACGCGGTGGCGATCGTCACGGTCGCGCCGGTGCTCGGCAACGTGGGCCCCACGGTGACGACGGAGATGACAGGGGTGAACGGCAGGACGTGTGCCTGCACCACCCCTCCGCCGGCGTTTTGCCGCAGGCTGTCGGTGGTGTAGTCGTGGATGTACATGCCCGCGTACCCGGCCGGTGCGGACGCGGCAGCGACCGGGTAGATCCCACCGGCGGCGGTGGTGAACAGCCTGCGGTCGGAAATGTTCCCGGCGACGATCGACGACACCCCAGCGGCGACAGCGATCTGCGCAAGCAGGATCGCGTTCGACGGCGTGGCCGGGGCCGACGGAGACGGGGCGGCGGTGCCGGTGATGATGGACACCGCGCCGGTCGGCGGTGACGTGGCGAGGATCTGCACCACCACAATGTCGATACGCGGGTTCGTCGGGTCCGACGCTGCGACGGTGAGGGTCTGGCTGGCGCTGTTCTGCACCCGGTACGCCCCGTCCGTCGCCCCCGACGCGCTGGGGATCACAGCGGCGCCTTTAGCGACGGTGATGTTCATCCCCGACGACGCGGCGACCACCAACGGTGTCGCTTCGTTGACCATCACGCCGCCGCGTGTGTCACCGGCGTAGGTCATGGCGGACACGTCGTGGAGGCGGCCACCGGCGTCGGTGAGGACGTTGGTACCGGCGACCCACCACGGGTAGCCGGTGAGGGTCACGCTAAGCGGCATACCTGTGCCTTCCTGTCATAGATATGCGCTGCGGTAGGCGCAGACCATCTGCAGCCCAGCGCCGGCGACTTCGAGGGTGCTGTACCCGGGCCAGATGACCCACCACGAGGAGGTGATGTCAGCGGGCCGGTACGCGCCGTTGTAGTACCCGGCGCGCTGGTCGAAGTCGGCGTACAGCACATCCCCCGGCTGCAACGTCAGCGACGTCCACGACACCAGCTGCCCGGTGGTGGCGTTCAGCAGCCCAGGTGACGCGACCGCCCCGCCTGAGACGTTGGTGACGGTGATTTGCGGCCGGGTTTCGAAGGTGCCCGAGTTGTACGCCATTATCGACCCGGGCGACGATCCGGCGGGGATGGTCGCGGGGATCGTCGCGGGGATGGTGAGCCCGAGACCACCGACGGCGGTGGTGGTCTGCGATTGCAGCATGGCGGAGTATTTACGCGGATCCGGTGCGATCAGCACACAGGTGAACGTGACGTCGTACAGCGTGGGGTAGGTTTCGGTGAGTTTCCCCGACCGGCGGACCTGCGCCTGGGTGGCGACGGGTTCGTTGTACACCATTGTGGCGAGGTCGTTGACGGGGATCACTTGCTGCAACTGGGCGCGGGCGACGTCGCGGAGCGCCTGGGTGGGCGCGGAGGCGGTGATGCTGACGGTGATAGCTCGGGGTGCGTAGTATTGCGCGGCGGGCCAGCCGCCGTGGTCGGCGGCGCGTTGCAGCACCTGCCCGGACACGTCGGGGCCGTCCCAGCCTTGGATGCTGTTCCAGATCCACGCGATGCCGTTGCTGTCAGGTCCGGTGCCGACCGACACTGTGACCGGGATGCCGGACCATGTGGGGGTGTAGGTGAACGATCCGGTCCAGTAGCCGATGTCCGGTGACGACGGTGTGAGCGATGACGGCGACACAGCGGCCTCGTAGGTGGACGTGTACAGAAGGGTGTAGGCCCCGGCCATCAGGCGCTGTCAGCGACGAGGGTGATCGCGGACGGGGAGGTGATCGACCCGGTGCGGGTGGCCAGCGCCCGGTAATTCGTGATCGTGCCGTTGGTCCCTGCGGTGACACCGTGGAGCAGCGTGTTGGACACGGCGACGTAGGTGACGCCGGTGCCGACACTCATCCCGTACTGGGGGGAGTCGTTGCCGGTGCTGTCGTCGTTGACGCCGGGGTACACCGCGCAGCCGTCGACGATGACCGGGTTGGTGACGTTGCTGGCGATGGTGATGCCTGCGTATCCGCCGGAGACGGATCCGGCGCCGTCGCGGTGGCACACCATCCCGGTGATGACGATCGGGTCGTTCGACGTGGCGGTGATCAGCACCCCGTGCTGGGTGGACCTGTCGGTGGAGCAGCCGGTCATCCGGATCCCCAGCCCGGCGTTGCCGTCGATCTGCCAGCCGAAATTACCGGACCATTCGGCGCGGCAGCCGAGGAATGTGCAGTTCCCGTTGCCGTACACGTACCAGCCTTGCCCGGCTGCGGCGAGGGTGTAGCAGTCCGTCCAGGTGGAGTCGACCATGTTCGCGACGTTGAACGCGGCGCCGTTGCCGGTGTGGTCGACGGTGACGCGGCGCATCCGCCACGACCCTGGTGTGCCGCTGTGGGTGCCGTTCCCGACGCTGAACCCGCCCCTCGGCGCGTACCGGATCATCACGTCGTGGATGTATCCGTTGACCGCTGTGTCGGTCATCGCGATCCCGTCGATCGCCGCCGCCGGGGACAACGCGGAACAGTCGAGAGTGAAACCGGACAGTTCCTGTTCCTGCCCGGCAGCGAGACCGATGACCTGCGATCCGGTGAACGACGCGGACGGTGTGATGACGGGGCCACCTGTGGTGCCGTTCGCGGTCCGGCCGTGTTCACCCGCGAACGTCACCCCCGTCGGCACCGACAAAGGGAGCGACGTCGTGTAAACACCGGTGGGCAGCCACACCGTCGACCCGGGGGTCGCAGCGTTCAGCGCAGCCTGGATCGGGGTGGTCGAATCCGCTATGCCGGTGCGGTCAGCGCCGCCGCTGTAGGCGGTGCTGAGAACGTTGTACCGGATGACGCTGTTGCCGGTGAGAACGTCGGCGATGTTGTTGACATCACCTGGCGGGTCGGGGGTGCCGACCGCGCGGGTATCAGGGGGAATCGTGTACGGCATCGGTGATCACACCCCGATCGGCTGTGGGCCCTATTGCGCGGTCCCGACCGCCAGCGCCAGCTCAAGCCGCATCTGCGACTTCTGCTCCGGAGTCGGATACGCCGGGCCGTAAAAGTTCTGCGTGATCGCCCCCCCGGTTTTCCGGCCTATGGCGTCGGCGATCGCCTCACCCAGCTTCGTGTACTCCCCAGCCGGGACCATCAGCTCCGGTGATGCGGTCATGTTCACCGCCGCGTCGCCGGGCATCAGCATCCCACCGTCGTCGGCTTTCGGCAGCTTCGACTTGGGCACCTTGAACCACTTCGCTGCTTCCTGCGCCAGGACCTGCCCCTCATGCTTGAACACCGCATCCAGTTGCGCCTGCTGCGCCTTCAGCCCGGCTAGGAAACTCGCACCCGTCCCCGACAGCCCGTACACCGCGTTCGCAGCCGTCTGACCGACCAGCGTTTCTGCAGCCGAAATCTGCGTCTCCGTCGACGACAACGCCTTAATCAGCGAAGGGCCGCCGGCGAGGATCTCGTTCGCGTACTGCAGCCCCTGATCCGGGCCGAGCGCCACGATCTGCTGAATCAGACCCGTGTTCACCTTCGACGTCTGCAACCTCCGCAGCACCGCCGCGAACGCTTTCAGATTCGTCAGCTTCTGCGACATCTGGTACTGCAGATACTGCGGCCCTGTCATGAACTTCGTACCGCGCGCTGTCCCCACATACGCCGACCCGAGCGCGGCGGTCGAAATGTCCGCATACCCGGCCAGGTTGCCCGTAGTGGTCGATGCGTAGGACTGCGCTGCGGCCATTTTGTTGTCGACGGCGGTGATTTTCGCCAGCGTGCCTTCCATGGCTTTGACCTGGCGGGTGACCATCGCGTCCCGCCACTTCGCCGACGCGCCTTTGTAGTTTTCGTTGACGATGCTGACGAAATCTTTCAGCATCTGCGCCAGCCCAGCGGGGCTTTCGATCCCTGCCGGGGACGCGAACGTGGCAGCGAGCCACGCACCCTGGGATTCTTCGTGCGCGAGCGCGGCGCGGGATGCTGCGCGGGCGGCGGCCCGCTGCCGTGGCGTCGCAGCCGCGTGATGAGCCGCCGGATGCCGGGCGGGGGGTGTCCGGTCCCGCCACCGCCACTTGCCATCAGACGACCGGCGGCACACCAGATTCCCATGAACCCGGTTATGCTCGGACCGGGAGCAGAACTCACCACCCCGAGGCGTCCCCGCCGCGTAACCCGCCTCAACTCCCGCCATCGCCGACGTCGCAGCGTCCATCACCTGCTCACCGCCGAGCATATGCACCAACTCGGGACCTTCTTCACCGACAACCGCCCACCCCGGCGCCGCCCCCCCGACACCGTGCTGATACCAGTGGTACGCCATCTCATGAGCCTCAGCAGCATCAGGCGAACCGTACGTGCTGTTCCCGGTTAGGAACACCTGACGTCCCTGCCGAGCCGTCCACGTACCTAGTCCAGTGGTGGGGCACCAGACCCGTGCGGTTCCAGCGTCCTCACGTCTGATGGCCTTACCGCCTATGAACGGTTTGGTTTCCGCGATGTTCGCACCGGAACGCCGCGTGACCGGGTTCCTGGTCCACTGGTGAAACGCTGGCCGTTTGCCGCTGAGGTATATCATCACGGCGATAGCGTCCTGCTGCGGCCCGTCGGCCTGCGCGTAGCTGATCTTCCCGGGATAGGGACCTTTCCCGCAGATAAAGCCGGGGCGTGCCTGGTGACCGTCGGCGCCGAAAACGCCGCGCATGAACGCGTCACGTTGCGACGGTGAAATGGACAGCACGAACGGCACCGGATCGCTGTGATCGTAGCCGCTGCGCTTGAGCAACTCGGCAGAATACGGGCGGCTCAGATGCCAGTAGATCATCGGAGCCCCTGGCTGCCCGTCCGGCGTTTTGCCGCCGGTGCGGGTAGTGCGGTTGACGACCATTTCGGCGGTGAGATCGTCGATCCGCTGCACGTGATCTGGTTTGCTTGTGGACTGGCACAGGTTGATTTGCACCGATTTGCAGCCTCGGGCGGTGCGCCAGTGCTTGCTGTCAGGGGTGCGTGACTTCAGGTACTGTACGTGCCCGTCGCCGAGGATCCAGCCGAGCAGTTCCGCCTCGATCTCGCTGATCGCGGGGCCGTCGCCTGTGCTGGCAGGTGCTGCTAGCCGGACCGAGTCATGCGCTGTGGTGATCTTATCCGCTTGGACAAGTTCGTCTGTCCGGCAGGACGGGCTGTATCCGCTCAGGCGGGTGCCGTGGCCGTCGCTGCGGCGCCCGTCGATCTGGTGCAGCCGGGAGACAGCCCAGCGGTGGTTCGGTGTGCATGTCACGTCCCACGTTTTGTTCCGTAGCCTGATCAGCGGAGCGTCGTCGTAGACGTGAACGTCGGTGATGGGCGTCCATTCGCTTTGCCTGGTTTTAGGGTTGTATCCGATCGTTTCATCACCTGGGACGACGCGATCGCAGGTTTTCCAGCCTTCCCGCGTGAGAATCTGCGTATCCGTATCCATACAGGCGATATAGGACATCATCCATCTGAGCTGTGTCTGCGGGTTGGTCCGCCAGTCCGCGCCTGCTGACGCCATCTTCGACGCCGGCAGGGCTTGGGGGATTCCGTACGCCCCCGATGAAGGGTTCATCGCGCTGGGGTTCCAGCCCGACTCTGCCATGACCAGGGCGTTGAATGCGTCCCATTGGCCGGACCAGCCCATTGCGGCGAGCAGCGCCCGGGCCATCTGCTGGATCGGGCCGTTCGGCACCGAACCGGGGATGCCGCCCATGGCCTGCGCCTGCTGCTGCGCCGTTTTGGCGGCCTGGTAGACGGCGTTTTCCAGCCCGGAGATCATGTCGGCGGATTCGGCGTTCAGATTGCTGATCGACCAGTTCGCCAGTCCCCTGACACCGCTGGGGCCGCTGCCGGAGTAGTCGGGCACGATCCCGCCACCCTGGAACCCGGGGATGCCGAGGGCTTTGAAAATGTGCGCCAGCAGCGACGTGTGTTCTTTCGGGACGACCGTCTCGCCGGGTTCGGCGAGCAGCGGCACGACATCGCCGCCGCCCCAGCCGGGGATCCGGCCGCCTTTCGCCATCCCGGCCCGCGCCGCTGTTCCGGGTGCCAGCCCGGACGGGCCGGTGAACTTCTGCGCGATCGACCAGCTGCCGGTGGCCGACATCTGCAGCTTGGTGAAATAGTCGGGCCGGATTTTGCTTTCCGATTTGGCGAACGCATCCACCGCGCCGGTCAGGTTGTTCACCCATGTGTTGGCTGTCTGCGCGTCGATGCCAGCTTTTTCGAGATCCTTCAGCAGGTGGGTGCGGGCGCCTGCGGTCTGGCTGGACTTGTCCCCGGTTTTCTGCACCGCACCGGCGAGCTTGTCTATATCCCCCGACGCGGACGGAACTGTATTCAGGATCGTCTGGGCATCGTCGTTGAACTTTTTCCGCGCCGCGTCCGTGCCGGTAAGCGTGCTGCCGTATTTGGTGACGTTGCCGGTCAGCGTGGTGATCCCGGCGGCGCCCTGCGCGACCAGGCTGTTCGCATCGTTCTGCGCCTTGTTGACCGCCTGCAGTGCACTTTGGGTGGCCTGAGCGTTGGGCCCGTACTGCTTCAGGTCCTGCAGATATGTGAGGGTTTTCGCGGACACCCCAGTCAGCTGCTCGGCCTGGCTCACCAGCGTCTGGTTCAGCGTCGACTGGATCACCTGGGCCAGGTTCTGCGCATCCACCCCCAGGTTGGCCAGGGCTTTGCCTGCCTGCCCGGTCAGCTTATCCAGTGTCCCCATTGGGTTGGCGACCTTACCTGCCCACAGGGACAGGTTCCGCAGCGCGTCGGGGCCTTTGTAGTCTGCTTCCTGCGCGAGCGCGTAAATCTGGTCCCGCGCCTCACTGCTTTTACCGGCCAGCGGGATCAGTGCCACCACCGACGCCTGGATCGCTTTGACCAGCGGGCCGCCGTCGCCGGTGACCAGCGCCGCTGTGCGCAGCGAATCCAGCATCGGCTCGATTGAGCTGACGACCGAGTTGAAATCGGTCCGCAGCTGGATCGCGGCGGTCGTCATGTGCTTGGCCACCGGCTCGGCCTTGGTTCCGAGGCCGCTCAGCGACGCGCCCGCCGCTCCGGCGTCAGCGGAGAACTGCACCATGTTGCGGGCGAATGTCAGAAACGACGTGCTCGGCGCCTGCACCGTCTGGATGAACGTGTCCCACGCCTGGTTCAGCTGCGACACTTTGCTGCTCTGCAGTTCGGTGGCGACGGTGACTGCCTGCTCGTCGGCGCCGAGCGTCCCCATGACAGCTTTCAGGCCACCGTAACCGGCGGCCAGGTTCTGCACCTGCTGCCACATTTCTCTGAACGACTCACCGACCCGCAGGTTCGCCAGGTTCGCGACCGCCAGCGCCTCCGGGTAGCTCACCCCGTACGTCTGGGACAGCTTCCCGATCAGCCGCCCCGCCGTCGCTACGTCCCCTTCCTGCTGCTGCGCGCTGGCATGGTAGGCGTCGGCCTGGGTTTTGAACATTTCCGCGTTCTGCCGCATCGTGAACGCGAACTGCGAGTTTTTCTGCCACGTCTGCGCGGCGACGTTGCTGTAATGCTGCGCCGACGCCGCCGCCTTGTCCTGCTGCTGGGTCAGCAACGTAACGTTACTGATCGCCTGGTCGAGGCCGGTGCTGAAGTTCACGTTGGACAGCGCCTGCTGCATCTCGGCGCCCATCTGCCCGGCCGCCTGCTTGCCCTGGCGCATCAGCTGGATGATGCCGATCAGCGCGCCGCCGACAAGCCCGGCACCGACCAGCGTGGCCGGGTCGGCGATGCCTAGCAGCGCCGCTTTGAACCCTTCGATCCCGGCGCGGCCCGCTGCCGCGTTTTTCACCGCCGTCTGCACGGCGCTGCCCCACGCGCCGATCGCGGTGGTTTCGGGCATCAGGTCGGCGAGGCGGCTGATCGGCCCGAGCAGCCCCGTCAGCGCCGTGGTCGCGAGACCGCCCCAGCGGTTGAACCCTTCGATGGCGAGCCCCGCTTCGACGAACCATCTGCCGACCGGGTTCTGGGTGATGCTTGTGACAACGGCAAGAAGGTGGCTGAACCCGTCGAACACGTCGAGGATGACGTTCGCGATCCCCGGCATGGCGCGCAGCAGGTTGGAGAACGCGACACCGAGGTTGCCGAGGATCTGCCCGAACTTGGTGAGATCGGGAATGCCTTCCTGCTGGATGACATTGATGAACCCGCCCGCACCGGATTTTACCCACAGGTCGATTTTCGCGGCCCACTGGTCGAACACGGTGGTGGTGCCGATCGCCAGGGTGCGGAACACGCCCATCGAGTTGCCGACCGCGTTCAGCGCGCCGCCGTAGATTTCCAGCACCCCAGGTGCGACAGCCTGCGCGACTTTGTCGAACGCGACGTCAACGGCGGTGAGGTCCTGTTTGGTGGCGTTGGTGACGGTGCTAAGGGCGATGAAATGGGTGAGGATGTCCTCGATCGCCGGTGTCGCGGCGGCGGCGGCGGCGGCGGCGGCGGCACCGAGGGCGATCATCGCGGGGACGGCGACGGCGCTGAACTCGAACGCGGCAGCGGTCAGCAGATGCCACACGGGGGTGGCCGCGCCGAGCGCACCGCCGAACAGTGACACCCGCGTGGTGAGGAAACCGAACGCCCCGCCCGCTCCCTGGGCGGCGATCCACAGGCTGCTGGTGCCCGCCGCCGCGTCACGGGTGGCCGTGGCGGCGGTTTCAGCTTCCGCCGCCAGCGCCCTGGTCGCGATGGTCGCCGACGCGATGGCGCCTGAATCGACGTCGAATTTCAGCCCGACCCGCTGCCCCGGTTTCGACGCGGCGAGCGCCGCGTCGATCGCCGCGTCGGCTCTGGCGACGCTGGCCATGTCCGGGGATACGTCAAGTTTTATCTTGGCGTCCGGAAGGTCCTTCAGTTTGGCGGCGATCTCAGCCAGGTCGCGGTCGAGTACGTCCTGATCAGCGCGGACTTCGACGTAAATACGCCGAAGCGATCCGGAAACCTTCCGGCGGCATCGGCGGACCACCCCCGATCGGCGGACCTACGCCTGCGTGCTTGCGGGGACCCTGCTGACCGTTCCGTACATGCCGACACCGGGCGCCGGGGCGATCAGCCGTTCCAGCTCATCGGTGGTGACTACGGGCTGCTGCTGCGCCAGCCGGTGATACCGCAACGGATCATCCTCCGCCGGTGGCGGGTAAGAAGGACCTTCGCCGTCTTCCCGTTCCTGCTCGGCCATCTCGGCTTTCAGCCGCATCTGCACCGCACCCTGATACGACGGCAGCAGCAGCGCCATCCGCACAAACACGGCAGCGTCCAGCGCGGAAACATCGCCAACCCGGTGGAACGTGGAAAAATCGGAGACAACCTCGTCTAGCGCTTGCGAGATCCACCGGGTTTGCGCGTACCATTCTGCCCACTGCTCACGCCAGTTTTTGGGACCAGTTTGTCCGGGTCGCCGCCGAGCCCATGTTTCAGGACCACATCCATCAACTGCGCCAGCTGTTCTTTGCTGATGTCCTCACAGTCGAGCGCCGCCTGCCACGTTTCCTCACCGAGCACTGTCACCATGACATGCTTGACGGCGACGTCGACACCCCGTTCGGCGACGATGGCCATGTACTGCAGCGGCAGGTTCCCCGGCGGGTGCGCGAGCATCGTGTACATGTCGGCGCCGATGGAGAAAATGTCGACCCGTTCCTCGGCTGCCGCCTTGTCCCGGGGCACGATTTTGATGATGTCTGGCACGTGTTTACGCCACCTGAAGTCTCGCAGGGTGAGGATGAAACCCTTCCTGGCGAACAGAAACGCTACGCAGAGCAGGGGGATGATGCTGGTGATGGTCAACGCTGCGGCTCTGGTGGGCGTCTAGGTTGCATCGGTTGCCAGCGGGCGGCGCATTCGGCGCACATCGCTGCAGAGTCGAGGTCGCCGCTGTCGATGCCGCATTTGAAACAGTAACCGGTCACAGCGGCCCCCAGCGGTCGGTTGGGAAGTTGGGGGGTGGGTCGCCGTTGACGCACCCCAGCCGGTCAGCGCGGGCTAGCAGCCGTCATAGGGAGCCCAGGGTGCGGTGCCCTGCTCGGCGTAGAGCTTCCAGAATGCTTGGTTCTGCTCCCATACCGGGGCATTTTCCGGCAGTCCGGAGTACCCGAGTGCAGCGAAAGTTGACGGCAGGAACTGGTACAGGCCACCGGCGCCGGATGTGGGGTTGACCGCAGTCGGATCGCCGCCGGATTCGTGCTGGATGACACATTCCTGGAAGCCGGACGCACCGGACGAGGTTGAGGCTGAGGTCGCGGGGATGATCGCGGCTTGTGGTGTCACCGCGATCGCGCCGCTCAGGCTGACCTGCTGGCCGGGGTAGATCAGGTTCGGGTTGGCGATCTGCGGGTTGGAGGCTTCGACGGTGGCCAGCGGCAGCCCGTTGCGGGCCGCTATCCCGCTGAGCGTGTCACCGGGCACCACGATGTAGCTCGCTTCGCCGTACGCTGCGGGCCGTGTCTGCGCGGCGGTGTGGGCGGGGGATGCGGTGGCTGCTTGCGCGGGCAGCACGGTCAGGGTGGCTGCGGACGCTGCCGCAGCGGCGGAGGCAGCCAGGGCGGCTGCGATACGTTTACTCATAACGGGCAAACGTAACGGGACGATAACGAGCCTGTATGGTGAACGGCGCAAAACAGTCCGCTAGGGTTTACTCCCCGCCGTGTTCACGCTCCTGTTCCTCTTCGACATGTTCGACGTAACGGCGGTCGTCTTCCATCTGCCGTTCCTCCCGCCGCCGCTGCCTGCGGGACATCTTGTCCGCGCGGCGCCGCGCCACATCATGCACATGATGTTCGTGGTCGAGTTCCCGTTCCGTCGCGTCCCGGTGGTGCAGTTCCCGGCGCTGCGACCACGGCATCAGCCACCACGGGATCAGATGCCGGACCCAGCCCGGTGTCTGCGGCATAGCGGCCCTCCGTCGGCGTTCCCGGGCTGCGTGCCGCCGCAGCATCGCCGCCGCCAGCTGATTGTCCCGGTGATCCTGCAGAAGCGCGGCCAGCCACAGTGCAGCCCGGCCGGTCAGCCGCCGCAAACTCGCCAGCATGGCACCGAACCAGGAGGTATGTAAGTTAACTCAACTGATCGACGATGTGGAACGGCGCGATCGACGTCGAAATGTAGTAACTAGTGAACGTCACCGCGAACTCGGCACGGTTCGGCTTGTCGTACTTGACCGCCAGCTTCGTCTCCGCGAGCGTTTTACGGATGATGATCCGCCGCCTGGCGGCGAGCCCCGTGTTCAATGTCGGCGCCCACCCGTCGATCAGCAACGCCGTGTACGTCGGCTGGGTCGCCGAGTTCGTGGTCAACGGGTCCAGCGTCAGGTACGTCGACTGGGTGTTCGTTGTCGCCAGCAGGTTCATCACCTGGTACATGTTGGCGACAGTGATTTCGTTGAGCGTCGCGACGCAGGAGATCGCGCGGGCGGTCAGACGCGCGCCGACCGGGTCGACGAGCTGGTCAACGGTCAGCGGGGTGTAGGTCTGGTCGAGTTCGAAGGTGACGCCGCCGTTGGTGGCGCCGAAGTCGGTCCACGACGACGACGCTGGCGGGATCGACACGTTCGCGTCGGACGGTTCGGTCGCCCCGAACACACCGAAGTACAGTGTCGCGGGTCCCTGAACAAGATTGGATGGGGTGACGGCCACGGTTGTCTCCGTTAGATGTTGTGGTCAGCGCCGTCTCCCAGCGCTGATCGATGCGGCCGGGGGTCAGTACACGCCGGGGATCTGGATGACGCCGACGGTTGTGGTGCCGCCGCCGGTGAACGTGAAGTCGACCGTCACGGTCGTGGTGCCGGGGGTGTCGAGCGCGGCGTGGAACGGCCCGACGACGCTGATCGCGCTGTTGTTCAGCGGCACCGAGAACGACGTCACGGACTGGCCGCCGATGGTCTGGCCGATGAACACTGTCGCGGTGCCGGCGGTGCCGTTGGCGGTGGCGTTGACCAGCAGCAGCACCTGCCCGAGGGGGGCGTTGTTGAAGGTGCAGCCGTTACCTGCGCCGGTGGTGACGGTGCCTGCGGCGCTGACGCCGTTGGTGAGGTTGGTGGCGGAGCCGTCGGCGCTCAGCAACGTGGGGGTGAGAGCTACGCGTGCCATGGGGTGGACCCTTTCTCAGTACACGCCGGGGATCTGGATGACGCCGACGGTGACGGACGTGTTGGCGGTGAAGTCGACGCCGACGAGGAAGGTGCCGGGGGTTTGCATGAACGCGTGGAACGGGCCGACGAGCGCGACGCCGGTGGTGGCGAGCGGCCCGACGGTGTAGCCACCCTGGTTGGCGGTACCGACGGACTGGCCGAGCAGCGTCTGGCCGATGACCACGGTCAGCGTCGTCGGGGTGCCTGCGGTGACGACGACGAGCAGCACCTGACCGAGGGGGGCGTTGTTGAACTGGACACCGTTGCCCGCGCCGGTGGCGGGTGTGGCCGTGGCGGCGGTGCCGAGGGTGGTGAAACTGCTGTCGGCCGTCATCAGCGTCGGGGTGAGCGTGGTCCGCGCCATTACGGGGCCTTCCTGTCAGCGGCTGGTTTGGATCCGTTATCCGCCTTGGTGTCAGGCGGTTTCCAGGTGGCGTCGACCAGCCCCTGCGATGCGAGGGTGGCGATTTCGTCATCGGGGATGTCGACGGGGTCGTCGAACAACGTGAGTTTGATCAGCGGCATGAGGGTTATCCGTTCACCCCTATCGGGGACAGGGTGATCCAATGCATCTGCATTTCGCAGATGTAGCGGGCGTAGTCACCGGCGTCGGTGTAGCTGCGTCTCGGCTCCTGCATGATCCACGCGGACATGACCCGGACCGGCGGATAGGTGACGCCGCGTGACACGACGGTCAGTGGGCGCATCAGGGTGCCGCTGTAGCGGATGTCGTAGCAGGCCATCCGCACCTGCTCCAGCAGGGTCGATGCTTGCCACCACGGCGGTTTCGATGATCCGATACGGACGGCCCAGCCGTCGATCTGCAGCACGGGCTGCCGGATCGGGTTGTACTGGTCGGGGGATCCGCCGACGACGGACACGGTGATGAACCCGTTCGTTTCCCATTTGGTGGCGTCGTCGGGGAGCTGGGTGGCGACCCCGGCGTTCATCCCGCCGATCGTGGAGATCCACGAGGTGGCGACCTGTTCGGCGGACGGCAGCAACGTAACCGGCACAGGCCAGCCCCCCTGGTTAGAGGTCGTTGATTTGCAGGAGGCCGAACATGGCGGTTTTTTTCTGTCCACCTGCGATGACGTCGACCCGCCAGAACCGGGTTGCCGGTGTCTGCAGATCGACGGTGGGGATGGTGACCGTCGCGAGCCCCGCCGTAGGTGGAGACGTGACAACGACGCCGCCGCCGGTGGTGGACAGTTTGATGACGTCGATGTCGGTGTCTTCCGACGCTGCCGACGGTTTGATGTAGAAGTCGACCTCGGCGGATGTGAGGTCGTACGGAGTGATGCCGTCTGGTTGCAGCAGGGTGAGGTTGATGGTTTCGTCGTTGCGTTCGTTGAGCACCAGGTTGATCTGCGCGGTCACCGGCGGTCCCTTCTCATCCCGGGGTCGCGGTTCCGGTGATGTTCTGCGGGACAGCGCCGCCGGTAACGTTCTGCGGGACAGCGCCGCCGGTAACGCCGGGTACGATCAGCGGTTTCAGGTTGACCAGGCCGTGGACCCCGCCGAACCTGGCGCGGGTCAGCGGCGGTGGCCGTCTGCCCGGTACGACCGGTACCGCGTATTGCGGCGCGCCGAGCTGGGTGACGACGCGGCTGGCGTAACCGGCGGCACATTGCCAGCGTGGGCCGATCCGTGACCGTGCAGGCAGCGGCGGCCGCCACACGAATGGCCGCACCGGAACAGCGGTGACCGGCTTGTTGTACAGCCCTGCGGACCCGCCGGCGGCCTGACCGCGTGGGCCGCATCGGCCCCTAGCTGGGAGCGGGGACCGCCAGATGAACGGTTTCGGTGGCCCGAGCGCACCGAGCGGCGGGTGCGGTACCGGGATCCCGGCGCCGGCGGTGCCGCGTGGGCCGATCCGGGCGGAGGCGTGCAGCGGGGACCGCCACACGAACGGTTTCGGTGGCCCCAGCGCGCCGAATTGGGTGAGAACTCCGCCGCGGCCCGCTGCTGCGGTGCTGCGTGGCCCGGTGACCGCCCGGTACGGTCCTGGTCGCCGTATCTGCGGCGCTGGGCGCTGGTATGTGGTGGCGAGCGGGATCGGCGCCGGGCCGGTGGTGCCGCCGGCGGTGGTGGTGTGCCCGGTGGTGGCGCGGGTGTGTTTCGGCGGGTATTGCGGGACTTTCCGCGCGGGTGGCAGGGCGCCGAGCGGGACCGGTGGGGCGGTGTAACCTGCCGCGCATGTGCCGCGTGGCCCGAGTGTGGCCCTCGCCGGTGCGGGCCGGCGGATCTGCGGCGGGGTCCGCTGGTAGGCGCCGGGTGTGCCAGGGAGGACGGGTGGTGCGGGTGCTGCGGCGCCGTGCCATACCGCCCGGGCGGGTGCGGGGCGCTGGGCTTGTGGTGGCAGCGGGCGGTGCAGGACAGGCAGCGTGCCCAGCGGCACCGCCGGTGCTGCTACACCGTGCCAGAGCCCTCTTGCGGGCGCCGGGCGCCGGATTGCCGGTGCTGGCCGCTGGTAGGCGGTTACGACAGGTGGTTGCGCGGGGTAACCGGCGCCGTGCCACACCACCCGGGTCAGCGGCGCGGGCAGCCGTCCCGGCACCACTGGGACGGTGACCTGCGGCGGCCCCAGCAGCGGCAGGTTGTACAGCCCAGCAGTGCCTGCGCCGACCGCACCGGCAGGCCCTAGTTTGGCGCGCGCTGGTCCTGGCCGGCGGATCTGCGGCGAAACCCGCTGATACGCACCGGGGGTACCGGGGACCGGCGGGATGTACGGGCCAAGGACCGCGACATCGACCCAGTAGTTGGTCGCGTTGAAACTCGACGCCGGGTAGGTGAGAATCCCGCCGAGGTTGAATGTGTCCTGGCCGCCGTCGGCTGCGGCGTTGTCCGGCGCGAAGATGATCCCCGACGTGATCCCCGCTGCGCCGGGACCGGTGTCCCAGTAGTGCGTGGTCGCTGAGTACCAGCCGACGGCGGCGGACTGGCAGACGACCGCCTTGTACGGCACCCCGGCGGTGATGGTAACCGGGCCAGTGGCGGCTGCCAGGATCCAGCCGGTGGCGGCGGTGACCGGGAATGTGACCGCCGAACCCGCCACCGGGGTGCCGGTGCCGGGGCCGGTGACCTGGAACAGTTCAGCGCTGGTCGGCAGCGCGTCCCCGGCGGTGGCGCGCCAGAACCAGATGCCGGCGAAGGTTGCGTTGACGCTGAGGGTGAACTCGACGCCGAGGGAGTAGGCGCTGGGGTCACCGGAACTGGTCGCGGGGCCGGGGGTGGATGGCCAGATGCGGTAGGCGACGACCAGCGGCGCCGGTCCCTGGATCCCGGCAGCGCTCGTAGCGGGTCCGGTGACGGCGCGGCTGACCCGCCGCTGCCCGATGATGATCGGGATTACCGGCTGCGCGGCTCCGGTGGGGGTGACAACCGTTGACGCGATCCCGGCTGCGCAGCCGCTTGCGGGTCCGACGACGGCGCGGGCCCGGGCCGGTCGTTTCACCGTCAGCGGCGGCAACCCGACCGGCGGTGCCGCAGGCGGTACCGCTGCTACGGCGGTGCCATGCCACAGTCCACGCGCTGGCGCTGGCCGGTATCTGTGGACAGGTGCAGCCGTTTGCGCGGCCGGTGGCAGCGGTCCTGGCAGGTTGACCAGCGCGGCGACGCCCGCGCCAACGGCACCGGACGGACCGAGCTTGGCGCGCGCTGGTCCTGGCCGGCGGATCTGCGGCGAAACCCGCTGATACGCACCGGGGGTACCGGGCAGCGCGATCGGTGCTGGGCCTGCGGCGCCGTGCCACAGCACCTGGGCGGCCGCTGGGCGGCGGATCTGGGGCGCCGGCCGCTGGTAGGCGGTAACGACCGGCGGGGCGCCCCTGGCCGCACCCGCAGCGCAAGCTACCGCCGGTCCGACATGGGCCCGCGCAGGGACCCTGCTGCGGGCGATGAACGGCCTCGCCGGCAGCAGGGTCCCCAGCGGAACGCCGCCCGCAACGCCGCCGTACGGGCCAGGTCGCGGACCCACCCACGCCCGCGCGGGTGGGCGGCGGGTGATGACCGGCCGCAGCTGCGGGGACGGTGCCGCGCCTGCCGGGTAGTGCGGAGCGGCGTACCCGCGCCACAGCACCCGCCGTGGCGGCAGATGCTGGATGACTGGGCGGGGGGCAGGCTGCGACGGTGAACCGAGCGGGGGTGCCGCGCTCGCGACACCGCCAGCAGCCTGACCTCGGGGCCCGGTGTGTGCCCGCGCAGGTGGCCGGTGAACGATGACAGGGCGGGGCGGCGGCTGGGTGAGATACCCAAGCGACAGCGACGGCCCGACCTGCCCGGCAGCGACGTATGTTCCGGGGCCGACTTTCGCCCGCGGCGACGCGGGCCGGAACCGGTGAACAGGCGCTGCTGCCTGCACCGCCGGCGGCAGCGGTCCTGGCAGGTTGACCAGCGCGGCGACACCGCCGCCGGTCTTACCGGACGGTCCGACCCGGGCGCGTGCCGGGGCCGGGCGGTGGGAAACGAATCCTCTGGCGCTGGCGGCTACCGGAACTGCTGGGGGCGGGGCGGCGATCCCGGCGCCGGTTTGCTGGTTTCCGGTGGTGGCGCGGCGCGGCGGCGGTGGGGGCCGATGACCGGGTGGCCGCTGCTGCAACGTGATCGCAGCAGCAGCGATCGGTGGGGACGGTGGGGAGATTCGCTGGCGGTGGCGGTTAAGACGCCGCCAGGTGGGGCCGCCGATGTGGGGGTAGTTCGGCGACGGAGCCGACGTGGCGCCGGCGTTTTCGATTTCGATGCCGAGCAGGGTCCAGGTCTGCCCGGTCGGTGAGGTGATGCCGAGAGTCTGCGACCCTGGCGCGGTGGCGATCTGGTACGCGTAATAGGCGGTGTACAGGCCGCTCTGGGTGGTGTAGCCGTCTTGGGTGGGGACCGCTGATGTGCTGTTGTAGGTGGGGGTCCCGGATATGGCCGCCCAGTCGCCGTTGAGCCACGACACAACGGAACTGGCACCGACGGTGGTGATCGTGGTGGACGGTGCGCCGGACCCGCGTGTGTCGACGGTGGCGGGGGTGGTCGCGAGTTGCGCCCCGGACCAGCGTTCCACCACGATCGAGTTGGCGCCGTTGCCGGTGTGCGCCACCGTGACGGTCATCGACGCTGACGCGGTGACCGGCGCGGTCCAGATTTTGCAGCCGGTGTGGGATGAGGTTACATCCGACACCCACAGGGTGTAGGTGAACCCGCCGCCGGTCGGGGTGGACTGGACAATGCTGGAGGCATCTTCGGTGATGCCTTTGACGACGAGGATTTCACCGACAGCAGGGGTGAACGAACCGGTGACCGCGCTGCCGGTGCCGCCGGCCACGTACACCGGGTAGGAGGCGACCAGCAGCGGCGGGTCCGGCGGTATGCCCAGCCCACCAGCGCACACCGCCCCAGCGCCGACCCGCGCCCGCGCGGGTGCCGGGGGGCGGGCGACGAACGGCCGGACCTGCAGCGCGGTTGTGACGACCGGTACTTGCCGGATGTACGGCTGGCCCGGGAATGCGCGCCTGAAACGGGCCATCCCGCGCCTCCTCTAACCCGGCGCCGCTACCCGGCGGTCAGCAGGTACGACCCGCCGCTGTGGGTGTGCCCGGTCACCGCCGACGCGGTCCAGTTCACCACCACACCCACGGCGTCGACGTTCACCGTCGACGCCGTGGTCAGATATTTGGTGGCGACCAGCTGCACACCGAGCCCAGCCATGTTCGACCAGGCGGCGACGCCGGTGAACGGGACGACGGTGCTGTTCGAGGTGGACGTGGCCAGCGTCATCGCGGTCGAAGAACCGAGCGGTGTGCCACCGTCGGTCAGTTGCGCCGTCACGGACGACCAGCGGGTGGTCGCGCCGGTCACGTAGTAGTACACGATCGCGTTGACGGAGTCCACGGAGGCGGGGATTTCGGATCCCATCGCGGTGTCCGCGCCGTACCCGGTGCAGGTGATCGTCCCCGCTTCACCGTTGGTCGCGCTGGCGTACGTGGCGCGGGAATTGTCGTTCGCCCCAGCGGCGCGGGCCGGGTTCGACCAGCTGTCGGACCCGCTCGACGCGGTGGAAGGTGTACCTGTCGCCCACAGGGTCGCGGTCGCAGCCACCAGAGTTACTCTTCGTAGATGACGTAGACGAGGGCGTTGCAGGTGACGTTCGACGTGACCCTGGCCCGGACAAACGTCGAGTAGTTGGCCTGCGGTTCCCGGCCGAGCGGCCACAGCTTCACATACTGCGCCGGGGGGACGATCAGCTGCAGATCGAAGGTGCGGTACGCGGCGACGGTCCCTTCGGTGCCGGGACTCCAGCAGGTAAGCGCCGCACCACCGGCGCATTGGGACGCGATACCGGTGAAACTTGAGTATTCCGACGGTGTGATCGACGTGCCAGTGCTGGCGGCGCCGGTGCAGCCGAACAGCTCCGCAGTGATGATCGCCGCCGAGGCGGGGGTGTCGAAACTGATCCCCCATTCGACGATTTTGATCGCCACCGTGGACGGGACCCCGATCTGCAGCAACGTTTTGATCGACGTTCCGGTCGCGACTTTCACCGGCGCTGCGGTCGTCGGGAAAGCGGCGTTCTGCACCTGATACAGGGTCACGCCGACGCCCCCCACACCAGCAGATATGCGGCGTCAGCGTTCAGCCCAGCAGGGATGGTCGCGACCGTCCCATCGACGGACACCGTTTCGGTTCCGGCGACCGTGGTACCCAGAATGGTGCCCTGCTTGACGACGGAAAAATCAGCGGCGAGATTAGCGGTGTCGCCGCTGGTGACGTTCCGCAGCGCGTACAGGGCCGCTTTGTCGGACAGCCCGTTCGACCACACCTGCACGTAGTGATCCGGGGTCAGCTCTGCCACGGAAAGCTCCTCACCATAGGGATGCGCGCCGCACAGCCTGCGCGGTGACAGATGTCTGCGTGTAGACGGGGACGTAGGCGACGGCGGGAACTTGCGCGATCCACACCCCCGCGTAGTCGGAGGAGGAGACGTTGGCTTTGACCGGTTCCGACCAGGATAGGCCGCCGCCGGTGTCGGTGACCGACATGGTGGTGATCCCGGAGCCGCCGTCCGACGACACCAGCGCGACGAGCAGCGACCCGGCCGGAGGGGTGAACGATGCCGTTGTCACCGTCGTCACACTGAACACCCCGGCGTTGTCGGCCAGCGGCGGCGCGGACGCGTCTTCTGTGATCGTCCCGTTCGGCAGGACTTCCAGCGCGCAGCAGCCGCCGGACTGTGCGCTGTCGAACCCGTGCAGCGTCGGGCCGGGTGTGCCGGTCGCCGACGTCGATTTGAACGTCAGGTACTGCTCGTTGTTGGTGGCGTCGTTGATGTTGTCGATCGCGGTGGACAGCGGCTCTGCCGTATACGCGCTGGCGCTGTGCGGGGATGCGACCGCCGCGCCGTACACCTGGCTGCCGGTGACAGTAGTGGTGATCGTCACCCGTTGCGCGGCGTCCGCTGTTTTGACGGCACCGTTCTGTGTCGCCGCGCAGTTGGTGAGCACCATGACGCGCAGCGCCATGCCGTTGGCTGGGTGGTTGACCTGGGTGGCGGTGACGGTCATCGCCACAATGTCACCGCCCTACGGGTGGAACGCCATGACAGCGGTCGCGTACGGCTGCGCCCCCCAGGTGCCCCAGGTGGGGGTGTAGCTGCCGGTGACACCGGGGAACCCGTATCCGGTGTACGGCAGGTTCGGCAGCAGCAGCGTCCACCCGGCTGGTGGGGCGGCCACGTAGTAGAACGCGGCGCCGATCACCAGGTCACCGGCGTTGGTGAGGGTCAGCGACGGCGCCGGTGTCCCAGTTCCGGACGCTGCCGCACCGGTGTCCGCTGCGACGATACCGGCCCATTCGGTGACCGAGACACACCAGAAGTTCAGCCCATGTGACAAGGTGTCACCTGATGCGATCGGCGCCGATGCGGCGGGGGTGAAGTCGACCGGCGTGTTTCCTCCGGACGGGACGCCGAAGCTGGTGACCGTGTACGACGACGGCAGCACCTGGCCGGGGCCCAAGTCCTGAAAAATGTCACCGACGGTGATCCCCGCTGCGGCGGCGGTGGTGACCACGAACTGGGTGCTAGTTCCGGTCGCGGTCGTCGCCGCCGACCAGGGCAGCGGGTCCTTCACCGTGATTGACGTGACCGGGTTCGCGGCGATGACCCATCCGACGGTGACAACGAAGTTCCCGAAGATGCTGGTTCCGCCGAAGATCCCGCCTGTGTTCGCCGCCGACGGCGGGTTCTGGCTCGCTGCGGTGGACACCTGCCATGTGTTCGCTGCGCTGTCGGTGACCGATGCGATACCGGTGAGCGGCTGCTGGGCGCATTCGATGATGACCGCCACCAGTGTGTTCCCAGCCGCCGACGTGTACGGGATCGTCGGGCCGGATGCTGGCTGGCTGATGTTCTCAAACACAGCAGACCCGGCCAGTGTGATCGCCATCAGGTGGTGATCCGGTAAAGGTGGTACTGGTAATCGGAGGTGAAACCGTCGGTGAACACCCCGCCGGTCACCGCGATGGTGCGGGACTCACCAAGCACCGTGACCGTTGTCCCGGTTATCCCGGTCAGCGTGAACGTGCCGGTCGTGATACCGGGATTCCCCGCGATCGCGAAAATGTAGGTGAACCCGTCACCCGGTTGCCGCACCGTGGTGTCGATCTGCACACCGGGGCCTTTGCCGTAGAACAGCACCGTTTCGGTGAACGCGGTCAGATCCGCCGGCGGCGCCTGCGACGTGTTCGACGACCCCACCGTCAGCACACCAGCCACAGCCGGCGCGTTCAGCGCCGCCGCGAGAGCAGCGACCTGAGCGTTGATCCCCGACACTGCGCATCCCGTGCCGGGATAATTGGAGCTGCTGAGCGAGTTGAAATCACCCGGCGGCCAGAACAGATGATCGAAATAGATGATGCCCCGGGCACCGTGGATCAGCATCATCCACACCGCCTGCGTCATCTGCGTCGGGGTGATCGCCGCACCACCGTTGCCTGCAACGCATTCCACGAACCCCCACACCGGTTTCGCGTAATTCACCCACTGCAGCATCCGGTCGATCACCCGGCCATACACCCAGATCCCCGGATGGGTGGGCACGGTGTCGGTCTCGCTGACCGCGTACATGTCGCAGGACACGATGTCGGCCGCCACGAACTGTTCCATGATGTCGGCGTGAGTAAGTCCGCTGCCTGGGAAGGTGAGCATCGACCAGCCGGACAACGCGAAGTTCAGGTACGCGGGACGGGTCGAATCGTAACTGTGCACGATGTTCGTGTAGCCCTGCACCACCGGCCCAGGGGTCGGGGTGGTGGAGTCAAGCTCATCACCGATGGTGTAAGACCTGGAGATCTGCGACACGGTCGGGTTGGTGACGTAAAACTCGGCGGACTGGTGACCGCCGTTGTTGTCACCACCGGCCATCATGTTGAACCCGACCGCGTAGGCACCTTCCATGTTCCCGTTATCCGGCGGCCACCCGAAGATCGTCACGTCCGTGTTGAAATTCATCGACTGGTAGCGGAGCGGCGCGATGGAGTAGGTGCCGCTTTGCTGCCACACGCCGATCGGGAAAAACGTGGCCCCGGTGGGGAAACAGTTCACCCACCGGGAGTAGTAACCAGGCCCGACCGGCGGGTTGACCTGGTTGGTCATCTCGAACACGACGTCGACGCCGTAGATCTCGCTGTTGTTCCCGGTGTTGGGGAACGTTCCGGGGGTAGTTGAGTAGAACCCGGCGCCGAACGGTGAGACGGTGAACACGCCAGGCAGGATCAGCGGCCATACGGGGATCGCGGACTGGCTGCCCATGATGTGGTTGGTGGATTCCATGTAGCCGGTACTCGCGGACACCGACATGCGGTACACCGCAGGGAACGGGCTGATCGTCACCGGGGTACCGAAGGTGGCGGTGTTCCAGGTGCCGCTGGTTTCGGCGCCGAACGCTGCCGTCGCAAGCAGGGTGCCTGTGTCGGTCCACAGGTTCGCGTTCCGCGACGGGTCGGTGTTTCCGGGGTCTTTCCAGAACCGGATCCCGGTGACCTTGCCGGGTTGCAGCGTGAAGAACCGCATCCCGATCTCAATCGGCGTGCTGTCGGCGTTGAACACGGTGTCCATCGCCGCCGCCGAGCCCCACAGTGTACTGGACGTGGTTGTGAACGCTGCCGTCCCAGCCAGGGCGAAGGTCTGTGACAGCGATGATTGCAGGTTCCGCTGATCAACAACATTCGCGGTGAACGTTACCGATGTCACGGCGCCGTCCAGGTCCACACGGACGGGTCAGCGGTGGGCTGCGGCGCAGGGCCGGTGCTCGCCGCCAGAGTGAACGCCATCACCCCGGCGCTTTGCGCGTTGATATGGATCGTCGCGGTCGCGCCGGACGGCACCGGGTCGGGGAACACTGTGATAGCGACCACTTGCGGCGCCGGGCCGATGGGGGTCTGCTGCTGTGTCACCCATACCGGGTTCTGCATCATCGGCATGTCAGCTCCACATCGAGATCCCCCGGGTGAACCGCTGCCCCGGCACTACCGGTGTTCCGGGTGATATCTGCGGATTGACCCCTGCGGTGGACGCGAAGTTGATGTAACTGTTTCCTGGGGTGAACACCCCTCCGCCGATCACCGTACCCGCAGGCCCCACGGGGGCGGCGGTGTCGACGACGGCGACGGCGACGCCGCTGCCGGGGGTGCCGTCTGACGCTGCCGTCCGCGGCGTTCCCGTTGGTGGGGTCAGGGTGCTGGACGCGTACGTGGCCGCCATCTGCACAGCCCAGTCGCCGGGGACGGTTGTCACCACCGATGGGGCGGTGATCGTGGCGGCGAAATTCCCGGTGCTGCCGTACCCGTCCACACCCGCCGCGCCCGTGTACGCGGCCACCGCAATCGCGAACCCTGTCGTGTCCGCCGTCCACGTGACCGTGATCATCGCGCCTGGGTCCGCCGCATCGGCGACCGCCCAGAACAGGCCGTACTCGAAGGTGTAGAACGCATCCTGCCGCTGCGTAACCCCAAGCTGGGTCAGCGGTGTCCCGCTCGAGGTGACTGTCATGTCTGACGGCGGGAGCCGGTTGTGACCGCCTGTGGCGGCGATGAGAAGCACGTCGCCGGGCAGCACCCCCGCCGGGATGGTGAGGGTGAACACGCCGGTGCCGGATGATTGGGTGGCGGCGGCGGCGCCGGTGTTGTAGGCGATGGTCACCTAGTACAGCACCCACGCGGTTGACAGGGTTCCGGTGTAGGTGACCGTGTACGACTTCCCTGACGGCACCGCTACCGGCCCGACATCGGTCCCGGCGGTGATCGGCAACGTGAGACCACCGACCGACACAGCGGTGATCGACCCGCCAGACGTGGATAGCCACACTTGGGCGTCGCGGTAGTACCAGTTGAATTGCGGCACGGTCGACGCCGGCGCGGCTGGTGCGCCGGCGGTCTGCGGCCCTGGTGGCATGTTTTTCTGGATGACCCGAAGGTTCGCGCCGCCGGTGCCGATCCCGCCGTCCTGGTAGTGGCCTGAGCCGTTGACCCGCCAGCCGATGGTGCCGATGCCGTAGTTGTTCGGATCGAAAAACGCGCCGGCGGATTCGACGTCGAGGGTCTCCACGTCGATGTTGATGGTGTTGTCGAGGAAACCGATGGCCTGCTGGCACACTTCGGCGCTGACGTAATTGAGCTGACCGGCGTGCGGCATCGGGGTGCCGGCCCCGGAGTATGTTTCGACACCGATGATGCAGTACACGGCCCGGATCGAGTCGGCGGCCGTGTGCTCGGACGGCATCACCCCGTAGCACAAGCCTTCCGCTGACCACCAGCCGATGTTGCAGTTGTCGTTGTTGTTGAACGACGGCATCCGCAGCCCGAACGTCCACTGGTTCGAGATGTTCGCCGAGTTCACCATCGTCGGCACTATCGGCGTCGGCGGCGGCACAGCAGCGGCCATACACGCCCCGGTGATCACGTTTGCTTCGGCGAGGCCCCAGAAATCCCACCCGCAGTACGTCGTGTTGTACGGCACCAGCATCGAGATACCGTCGACAGTGACCAGCAGATTGGTGACAGTTCCGCCGCCGTAACCGTTGTACGGCCCACCAATGACCGACGCTGGGCCGTTCGCTATATCGTTGGTGCCGTCGGCGCGCATACAGGCCAGCACGGTCCCCGACGCCTGCGGGGTCTGCTGCAGCCAATGCGGCAACGCGGTCACATCCAGCACACCCCGGTACACGATGGTGATTTTCTGCGACGTAGGCACGATGATCGGCAGCGGGATCTGCGCGTTCCCCAACGTGGCGCCCCCGATGACCGGCGCCCCGGCGATGCAGTACATCAACGGGTCGAAGATTATCTCTGCGTACCCGTTGCCTGCCTGCGCATAGGCGACAGCGGCAGCCTGCGCAGCCGCGATCGCAGCAGTGTCGTCAGTGCCGTAGTACGCGACCGCCTGCGACACCGACGACGTGGCCGCCGCTGCGAGGGTCGCCGACCCGGCCCCAGCTGAGGAGATCGTCGTCGCCAGCGGCGTGAACGCGCCGCCACCCGCCCCGGACACGACGATCGCTTTTCCCGCGTCGGCGGCGGTGATCGACGCCGACGTGAACGTGTGGCTGCCGATCGTCATCGCGCCGTCGCTGACGACTTTGCCGTTACCCACCGCACCGTACGTCGACGCGACGAAGCCGCCGACGTAGAACTGGTACGGGAAAAAGTACGGTGCAGGCACTTCCGGTGTCACCGCCCCTTCTTCTTGCAGAGCGGTCCACAGCGGGTTCAGCCGGGTACGCACAACCGCCCTCCCGGATACACGGCGTCAGCGGGCCGCCAGAGCCGCAGCCTCCGCTGGCAGGTACGCCGCCTGGTAGCCCCACGGGTTACCGGCCCGCGCGTCCTGGTCGGTGACGTAGATGTTGCCGATGTTCGCGGCCTGCGCCTGAACGAGGACCTGCTGCATGAAATACGGCGACGGGCAGTTGTACACCAGCGCCGCAAACCGTGACGCCGGGTAGTTCTGCACCCACGACGGCAACGCGGCCAGGAACGCCGCCCACGCCCCCGCCCCGTAGTCGTTCTCGTGGATGATCACAATATCGGCGAACGTCATGTACCCCGGGTCGGACGCTGGGACCGTGCCCCAGTTCAGCACCGCGACCGCCCCGCCGACTGTGTGGACCTGGTTGCACAGCGTCTGGTAGTAGCTGGCGTTCCCGGCCGTGTCGTCGGCCCGGTCGAAAAAGATCGACGTCACTGCCGGCGGCCCTGGATAGATAACGGGCCATGATCCTGCGCCGGACACCTGCGCCTGCGCGGTCGCCAGCGGAACCGCTGTGTAGTTGGTGTCCACATAGCCGAGCACCGTGATCCCTGCCGTGAACGCGGCGCTGATCGCGGTCGTGTAAAACGCGTCCCCGGCGCCGGGCCCGGATGCCGGGTCAGCGATCGCGTATTTGACCGCCCCACCGGTCCCGGTGCCCGCCCCCGCCGCGAGCCCAGCTGAATAGGTGCCGCAAAGCTGCCAGAATATGCCCAGCGCAGGATGCTGGTACACGGGCACCAGCATCGATGTCGCCGCCTGCTTGTACGCCACCCACGGTGGGCTCATCGCCGCATGCATCAGGCCACCGTTCCTTTCAGCCGCATACCACCACAGCGGCCCACACCCCCGCGTACCCGCCTGTCGGTGACGAGTACCGGCACAGTTCGGTCCACTGCAGCATGCCGTTGTCGTCGCACAACTGGACACATGCGCCGGTGCCCGCAGCGGCGACCATGGCGACCAGTAGCGACCCCATCGGCGGGGTGAAATGCGCGGTCGACACAGACGTACCCGAGGCAGTGACTGCCGGCGGTGATGACGGGTCTTCGAGCAGGGTCCCGGATGCGGGGATTTCGACGGCTGCGATACCACCGGCGGTTTTCGGCGCCATGTCCGATGCGCCGACGGTGATCGGTGTCCCGGCGGTGGTGTAGCCACCGGCGCCGTCGTCCGAGGACCGGAACGTTCCGTAGGTGGCGTTGTCTGTGGCGTCGGCGACGTTCTGGCTGAACGTGGTCCCCCCCTCGGGGGTCCACGCCGACGCCGCGTCGTTGCGGCACACCGCCCCATACACCAGCGACCCCGTGTACTCGGGGACCAGCGTCACCGCTGGGATCGCCGCATACCGGGCGCCGGTCGCGCCGGGGGTGAACGACGACTGGTACTGCGGCCCCGACACCGTGATCACCACGCCGGTGAGCGCTTTCACGGTCAGCGCCATCCCGTTCGCCGCACCCGCCCCCCACTGGTACGCGGTGACCGCTGGGCTCACGCTGTTGCATTGCCGCCACGGCATGATCGCCTGCCCGGTGAACATCGGCCGGTCAGTCCTCACCAGCCAGAGTCAGATATTCGGTGGTGACCGTGTTCCCTGCCGTCGCCGCGCTCAGCGACAACGCCGGCCACAGGAAATACTGCTGATCACTCGCCCACGTCGCCAGCGGAGTGATCGCCCCCGACGCGGGCAGCGGGACGATACCGAACGTCGCAGTGGGGAACCCGATCGACGTGAACGACCCCTGCGCGAGAACCGTCGACGCGCCGCCGAGCGCCAGGGTCCGCAACCCGATACGGATCGACGACGTCCACGGGGCGCTGGTCTGCGCGGTCGGCGTGAACGTTCCGGTCGACCCGAGCGTCAACGTGGTGCCGAACGCGTTGGTGGTCGTCAGATACAGGAAAAACTGCCACGTCGGGATCGTCGCCGTGGCAGTCATCAAGCCACCAATCTCCAGCCTCAGCGACGATGACCGCGACCCCACCGACCCCATGATCCCACCAGGAATCACGATCGCCGGATACGTCAGCGTGATACTCGACCCCGGCGACGTCGTTGGAGTACTTGTCGTCGCCGCGCCGTAAAACGAGTACAGCAGCTCCGTCTGGGTGCCGAAAAAACCGCTCACCGTTCACCACCGCCCCGCCGCAGAGCCCGTATCTTCGCCACGTCCCCAGCCATCCGCTCCGCCCGCCACACCTTGTACGCCTGCTCGTCATGCTGCACATGCGGCCACGCGTCCCGGTACGTCGCGTCCCACTGCGCTTTCCCGGTGACGTGATGCTTATGCGGCACCAGCACGTCCCGCAGATACGCAAGGCACCCTGCCGCTTCGCCGAGGTCGTGGACCACGTTGTCGACCCACCAATGGTTCAGCGACGGCTCACACATCCATCCCAGCGCTTCCGCGATGTCCGACGACTGGATCCACGCTTCACACACATCGTCGCGGATCTGGTCGTTCGGGTACGCGAACCCCGTCCCCCCCATCCCCGCGACCGCTTCCAGTAGCAGCTTGTCCCAGCCTTCGGTGACTGGCACATGGTCGTCGCCGAACGACCCCAGATGGCGGAACGACCCAGCCGCATACGACGCCACGTAGTTCGTCCACCCGGCCAGCCCTTTACGCGGGCCTGTCACCACCGACCCGGGGAACCCGCCCGCTTTCGCCGCCGCCCGGTTCTGTTCGAGCGCGGGGTCGTCGTCGTCGAAACAGAACACCACATCGGTGCGGGCCCGCGATGTGGTTTTGACGGTGCGGGCGAACCGGGCCACGTTCCCTGGCCGTCCCCGCGACGGGACGATCAGCAGCAGGTCAGGTCGCATCAGCAAACGGTACTGTGATCAGGCCGAGGCCGAATTCGCCGCCCATCTCCTCCCACACCAGCCCCGTCTCCGCGCAGTACGTGTCCAGCGCCCGGGCCACCGGGAACCCGTCACCGGGCTCGAACTTCGTGTCGTGCGCCAGTACCGTCCCGCCGGGCCGGACCAGCGGCACATACTGCCGCAGCTCCGCCAGCGTCTGGTCATAGGAATGGGGGTCGACGTCGAGGAACAGCACCTCCACCTCAGACGGCAGCTGCGCGATCACGTCGGGGTCGAGGTCGTCGCCTTTCACGAAGGTCCACAGGCCGCTGCGGGCCCAGTTCGCAGGTACCTGCGGGCCGGTGATGTCGACCGACCACACGTGCCCGCCGCACATCTCGGCCGCGGCCAGGAACGCTGACGTTGAGTTGCCGGACCGAACCCCCAGTTCGATGATCCTCGGCCCGGCGTATTTCAGCGCCGTGTCCCGCAGCACCGGCAGGCTGTCCCGCATGTCGGACCACTCACCCAGCCGCCGCTCGTAGTCGTCGCCGATCGGTTCCGCTTTGGCCGCCATCTTGTCTTCGAGCGCCGCCAACGCTGGGAGCCAGAACTCGTGGAACACCCGGTCAACGTCGTACCCGGCGGCGAACTCGCGGGCCTCTTTGCGGCGGGTGTCGTTCATCGGCCACTCAGCGAACGCCTCCTCATACGCGGCGATGATCCCCGACACCGACGGGCACATCCACCACGCCACATGCCCCGGCGCCCAGATCGGCTGGCCTTTCACCTTCCACCCAGCACCGCACAGCTCCGACATTGCGGACCCGTCGGTCACCACCACCGGCGTCCCGCACGCCTGCGCCTCCAGGATCGGCAGCCCGAACCCTTCAGCGAGAGAACAGCACGACAGCACATCCAGCACCTGATACCACTGCGCCATCAGGTCCCGCCCGACCATGCCGCACACGTAGGCATGCTGGTCCGGGTACATCACCGCGTCGGTGATACCGAGCCGGTCGGTGATTTTTTTCAGGTTCAGCCCGCCGACCGGCTCCGTGTTGATCGTGGTGTGCAGCACCAGGCGGCTGTTTTCGTGCCGCTCATGGAACTTCGCGAACGCCAGCAACTGTTCAGGGAACGCCTTACGGTTCCCCGACTCCTTGTTGATCGCGTTGATGCCGATCAGGAACGTGCTGGCCCCGACGCCCATCGATTCGCGGACCTCGTCCCGTTCCGCCGGGTCAAGCGGGCGGAACAGGGTGGTGTCGACGCCGTGGGGGATGTACAGCGGGTCGTATCCGGCGTCGCGTAGCTGGGTTTCGCCGAACCGGCTGAACGCGATCGGCCAGCCTCCGGATGCGTCGAGTTTGGTCCGGTCCCCGTCGCCGAGGGGGGCGCAGTCGACAGGCATCCAATGCGCCACGTTCAGCTCTTTGAGTGGTTCCGCGTTCATCGCGAACACATCACACAAGGTGATCATCAGGTCGGCGCGGCTGTACCGGTAGTGCGACGCGATGACGTCGGAGCCGTAGGGGTCGAGACCGCCGGGCAGGATGGTGAACCCCTCCCAGCCGAGGACGCTGCCGGTCATGCTGTACGGGGCGCTGATCGTTACGTCGTGGCCGGCCGCCTTGAGCCGTGGCACCCACAGAGCGGTCTGGGTACCGTACCCGCTTGTTATCATCGGGGCGTTGGAGTTCCACAAAATGCGCACTTTCAGCACCACCTCCTCTCGTGTGGCCGAAACGGACCTGTAATGGAAATTACTCGCTCCAAATCAGGTCAACGTTGTAGGTGGTCGACACGGTGGACGACTGGGTGACGAACACATGCAGACCCGCGTTCGCGGTCTGGTTCGCGATCGCCGGGACCTGCCACTCGTACCCTGCCGGGGGGAACTCTTCCCACGACGAGCCGGTGGTCTGCGGAAGTTCCTGCTCCCACAGCACGGTGCCGACCGCTGGCGGCGCCGAGGTCCACGACGTCGCGACCTGGCCGAGGGACGGGGCGTTGACACCGGCGTAGTAGTCGTGCGCGTTGCCGGACACCAGGTTCGCCGCGGTGCTCGCCCCTGCGGTGTTACGGGCAAGCTGGAACAGCACGTTGTTCCCGGCGACCGCGGTGGTGGTGATAATGTCGACCCGGATCCCGACGACGTATAGCCGCTTCAGGAACGCGGTGCCCGCTGTGCCTGCTGCCAGCAGCGACAGGATCGGGTTGGCGGTCGATACGGTGACAGCGGTGCCTGACACGCGGCCGGTGTAGATGTCGCTGATTGGCATGGCTTGCTCCCTCTTGTCGTTATCGCATGCCGGGCGGAATGAGGGCATGCCAAAGTAAGGCCGCCCTGGGGTGGTGGGCTATTCGGTGCGTATTTGATAAAGTGCGGCCCTCAAAAATGGGTTCGGTGGGAAGACGTATGGGCCGCTGGCCACGTCGCCGCTGGCGGCGGTCACGAATTTGCCGTGCACGTTGCGCCAGTTGACGTGGCCTTCTTCGACGTACAGGGCGTACGGCGCGGCGGCGTACACGTACAGCACCTGATCTTCGACGGTGAAGCCGATCGACCTGGCTAGTTCACCGGTGTTTTCCGGCGCCAAATAGGTCGCGTCGGTGGCGATCTGCGGGCCGAGACGGGTGCGGAAAAACGTGTCGATCGCGGCGTCGATTTCTGCGGGGTAATCCGGGTCGAAGATGACACGGGCCATGCGAAGCCACGCCCTCTACGGTGGTGACTTGGGACCAGCCAGGCATCGTCTGCGGCTGTGGAAACTAATCAGGTGGACGGGCCGGTGACCCGTCTCAGTGTGATCCGGTAGTCGGTGGGGGCACCGATGATGGTGGGTACCGCGACGACTGATTCGACGTAAAACACTTCGCCGGTGGTTTCGTCGAGGATCTGCTGCGATTCGAAACCTGCTTCGATGGGGAAGAACGGCTGCACCCGCAGGGTGATGTTGCGGACGGTGCGGGGCATCTGGGTCGCCGGGTCCCATGTGGTCTGGCGGGTTTCGGCGAGGAACGCGGGGATGTGGCTGGTCTGCGGGGTCCCGGCGTCGGCGAGGTTCCCCCACGCGTCGGTGCTCTGACCGGTCAGGAACGTCACGTAGGTGTTGGCTATTTCGGCGACCACCATCGGCCTCCTAGTCGCCTGATGCGGCGGCGAGCCGGTCCGCGAACTCCCCAGGCACGTAGCCGGGTTCTGTTTTCCCGTACACGGTCGCCAGGTCACGGGCCAGTTCTTCACCTGCCGGGGTGAGCCGCCAGCCGAGGACTTTATGCGGGGGCCGCCATGTGCTCGGGGCGGGTTCGCCGCGCACCGGACGGGACGGCAGATCCCCGCCGGCGGTGAGCGCGTCCCAGTCGTGGCGGACCATCCGGTCGTCAGCTTTTCCCATCAACCGCGAAATCGCCCGCGATGACGGGACCTGGCCGGTTTCGCCGACTTTCGCGAGAACGAGGCGGCGGACCCGTTCCCGTGGGGTCATCCGGCCGATCTGGCAGAAATGCTCATGGCCGCAGCCGGGGCATTGGACCGCTTCGACGATCGCGGACACCGGCTCCGCCGCTGTGTGCGTGACAAGCGGTTTGGTCAGCCCTTCGCGGTGCATAGCGGTGAACGCGTCAGGCACCAAAGCGGTGAAACGGTGGTCTTTGACGCAATGCCGCAACGCGTCTTCGGTCATGACTCTGCCGTGGCGGCCGTTTGGGATCAGTACCGTGCATACCCGTGGCACATCCCACCGGGTGTCGATGACACCGGTGTCGTCGAACAAAACGTGGAGCAGTTCCCGCGCCACCTCGACGGGGTTGGGTTGCTGCAGCGCGTGTCCGGCGGCGGTGAGAGCGGCTTCCGCGATGTCGATTTCGGTGTTCGCTTCACGGATGGCCTCGGTTAAGGTCACCTGCTGATTCTATGTGAAGATCTCTGGGGGGAGTGTGGTCCCTGATTTGCGGATGAACGTTTCCAGCACCGCGATCCGCCGCTCAAGATGGGTGATCTTCTCATGCAGGTCAGCGATCATGTGTTCCTGGTGGGACAGCGCCGACTCGTAGATCTGCTGCGCCCGCCGGTACGCCGCCGACTCTGCTTCCTCACCGGCAGCGGTCTGCTTGTCCCGGGCCCGCTGTTCGGCTGCGCGCCGGTCACGGCCGTGCGCGCGGAGGGAACTGGTGTACGCCACCACCGCGACCGCGAAACTTGCCGCGCCGACGATGACACTGCCCCATGCCGCGTCGATGCTCATGGGTCACGGGCCTCAGGCCATCCGCTGATCAGCACCACCAGCGCTGCGATCCCAGCCCATGCGACCGCTGCAGTCCAGCCGCCGGGGATGGACCGGTGGATCCAGGCGACGGTGATGAACGTGGCCCACGCTGCTTTCATCAGCGCGGCGGCGGCGTACTGGAACTGGTCCCGGCTGAGCGGCACACCGGTGAGGCAGACCACGCCGACCGCGATCCATGCCCAGCCCCACGCGGTGAGCGGCAGTTGCGGGGTAAGCTGGTCAGCGAATGCGGGGACGTATCCTGCGGCGAGACCGCTGCCGTAGCCGAAGTCGATCGCCGCGAACAGCGTCAGCGCCGCGCCGCGCCGCCCGGATCGGCGTTTCAGCTCAGCCCAGGCAGATCGCCACCCCACCGCCGCCCCCCATCAGGTTCAGGCGATCCGCTGCCCGTACCCGCCGGTCGCGTTCAAGGTGTTACTTTTCGCCGACCAGGTGAGGGTCGTGATGAACCCGGTGTCCTCCGACGTGTCGACACCGGTGATCGGTGACAGCGGTCCCGCCAGATACGGTGTCGACGCCCCAGTGGTGGAGTCGGTGGAAAGGTTCAGCCGGAACCCGCCCGCGATGCTCGACGTGGAGTAGAACTGCAGCATCGCGGTGATTTCCCACAGGCACCCGGTTTCGGTGCCGATGAGCGGGACCGGCTGCAACGTCCCGACCGCTGTGCCGGAATCGATGGTCCCGTAGTAGGAGGTGAACACCATCGACGGGGCCTGCCCGGTGGCGGTGTAATCACCCCAGATGTGCAGCAGGTAGATCGAACCGGCTGCGGGTTCCCCCCCAGCGACCGTGTAGGACAGCAGTATCGTTTCGGTGTCGTCGGCGACGGTCACCGGGGTGGTCATGCCGTTACGGGCGCCGTTGAGCAGATTCGTGGAACCGTTGGCGCGTTTCGTCCACATCTTGCCCTGGTAGACGTAGATCGCGGCGCCGTCCGCCGGGCAGTTCGGTGCGTACGCCTGAGTGGAAAGACACCCGCCGTCGACCGTTATCGCCATGTCGCCGACATATGCGGCGACCTGCCCCAGCGTGGCAGGGGAAGAGAACGACGCGCCGGACATGTCGTAACGGGTCACAGCAGCCCTCCCATGAGGTTCGACGCCGGAACCCGGCCTACCAGTTGATCAGCGCGGCGCTGCCGAGCACACCCGCGACATGCAGGATCTCCGCTGCCCTCGGGCACAGCAGCGGGAACGCGTTCGTTGTCATGTTCCGCGCCCGCGTGTACGAGATCCCGCCCACGTTCAGCGACACGTACTGCCGTTTCATCCCCGCAGGGTCGTTGTCGGCGAGCAGATACTGAGTCTGCGCGCAGGTGGCCCGCGCAAACGCGTTGATCACATACGGGTCGGTGGGCAGCCCGTTCTGGTTCACCGGATACACCGCCGCGATGATCGCGTTGTCGATGTCTTCCGACGCCCGCTGCACCGCCGTCACCACAACCTGATCCGGTGTCGACTGGTCCCCCGACCAGGCCCGGTACTGCCCCGCCGTCGCATACAAGCCAGGTGCGGGAGCGCCGGTAAAGTTCGGTGAGACGGTGACGGTCTGCTGATACGTTTCGGTGACCGCGCCGACTGTCCCGGTCCAGGTGACCAGATAATCCCCGGTGATCATCAACCAGGGCGCGGTCCACGTGTAGTTATACGTCACCCCATCAGGGGTGGTCACACCCGCCGATGTGGCAGGGACCGGGGTGCCGAACCCCGCACCGGGGGTGTTCAGCGTGGACGCGTCTATGCCCACCGTCACGTTCGCCGCCGGCGCCCCCGCGTAGCTGGCGCGGAACGTCTCGAACATCTGCGACAGCACAACCTGGCCGCCCTGCACCACATCCGACTGCCGGGCACCGAGCAGAACCGACACCGACGACATCAGCCCACCACCTCTACAATCAGCGGTGTGGACAACCCATTCGGCTGCCGGTGCAACGCCATGGGCGCCGGCTACCCATGTATCCGCCACGCTGACGCCGAGGACATGCTCTGCTCACGCTGCCGCACATCTACGACATGCAGCTACTCACGCGCATCCCAGGTGGCCGCGGCCGAAGCGGCGGCGCCGCCGAACAGGTCGCCGTCGCGGACCCGGATAACACCCCAGCCGAACCGCTGAGCCTCCCCAGACACGATCTCCGACGTGTCGAACCTGGCCACCAGTTCCGGCCACAACCGCCACACCTCAGCCCGGTCGTCGCCTTCGCTGGCGATGTCATGCACCAGAATCAGCCCACCCGGGCGGACAAGCGGCCCATACATCGCCAGATCCTGCCGCACCCCCGCCACCCGGTGATCCCCGTCCACAACCAGAACATCCAGCGACCGGCCCTCAAGTTTCGCGGCCAGCCAGTCTCTGCTTGACAGGTCATGTGAATCACCGACATGCACCACAGCGCCGTGCGCCGCCAGCTTCGCGCCGGTACCGCCGGTTTCGTACGAGTTGTCCGCCAAAGTGATGCCGTACACCTCGGCACAGATCTGCCGCCACGCGTACAACGTGCCGCCCTGATCGCAGCCGATCTCCGCCACCACCTGCGGCCGGGTGCGGTGCAGCAACGTCAGCACCTCGGTCAGCTCATCCAGGCACTGCGACGCGCCGTGCGCCATCGCCGCCGCCGCTGCCGTGTGCGCGTTGAACCCTTCCGGCCGGGCGATCACATAGCCCTTGTACACCGGCAAATCACGGAACGTGTACCCCAATTCGGCGAGCAGCCCGTCGAGGTCTTCACGGTCGTAAAACCCGTACACCGAATGATCTTCGATGAACAGCACCGGGCGGCACCGGTCCAGCGTTTCCCGCATCCCCCGCAGCGCATGCAGATCCGCGCCCTCAACGTCGAGTTTCACCAAATCGACACGCGGTTCGTCTTTCAGCACCGCGTCCAGCGGCACACCGGGGACTTTCCGCCCATCAGGGCCCCCGGTGTCGCGGACCATGTTCGACCCGTCGCGGGCGAACCCGTTGGGGCTGTGCAACGTCAGCATCGTGAAATCGTCCCAGGCCGCCACATTGTGCACCGTCGCGCAGGTGATGCTGTTCAGCTCAAGGTTGCGTTCCAGCTGCTGCACCGTTTCGGGGCTCACTTCGACGGCGATGACTTTGGATGCTTTCGCGGAGGCCCGCACCGTGTAATGCCCGACATGGGCTCCGACGTCAAGGAAAACCCCGCCGGAGGGGAGGAGCCGCAGCACCGTCTGGTCGATCAGCGCCTCATGGCCGAGGGCCAGCCCGTCGCCGCTGGGTTCGGTGCCGCCGATCTGCCAGCGGAACCCGCCGTACCGGATGATCCCATCAGCCGCATCGCCGAGCCCTTCCTCAAGGTCAGCGAGCACCGGTTCCATGTACTGCCCCGCCACCACGTCCGCGTCGTACTGCAACGCGAACTCGCGGCATTCCGCCGAATACGTCCGCTCGAGGGTGCCGTCTTTCCACGCCCGGTACGCGTCTTCGTAGGCGGCGGCGAGGTGACCCACATACGGTTTCGTCCACCACGCGTGGAACGGCCCCACCCAGTACGGCTCCCCCGCGACTTTCCACCCAGGGCCCGCCAGTTCCGACATGGCGGAACAGTCGGTGACCACCGTCGGAATCCCGCAGGCCTGCGCTTCGATGACCGGCAGGCCGAACCCTTCACCCCACGTCGCCCCGGAGTACAGGTCAAGGGCGTTGTACCAGGCGGCCATGTCCGCAGCGGTGTACGACCCTGCGACATAGGCGTACGCGTCGGCCCAGCCGACCGCTTCGTCGATCCCCAGGTTCGCCGCCAAAGCCCGCAGATCGTCGCCGCCGCTGACCGTCGATGACAGGGTGTGGCACAGCAGCATCGTGTCCGGGTATTTCGCGTGCAGCCCAGCGAACGCGGCGAACTGCTCCGGGAACCCTTTACGGTTGGTGTCCTTGTTACACGCGTTGATCCCGATGACGAACTTGTCCTGCGGGAGGCCGAGCGCCCGGCGGATCGCGGCCCGGTTCCCCATCCGCCGGAACACAGTGGTGTCGATGCCGTGCGGGCAGTACAGGGCGCCGTGGCCGCCGCTGTCGAGGACCCGTTTCCCGAACCGGCTCATCGCGATCACCCTGGCGGTGGTCCCCGACAACGCCGCCTGGTCAAGCTCGCCCAGCGGTTCCCGGTCCACCGGCGTCCACATCGCCAGGTTCTGCCCCCGCAGCAACGCCACATCCTGCGCGAACGGGTCCAGCAGGGTGAACGTCAGATCAGCGCCGAAATGCTTCGCGTGGCCACCGATCACATCGGATGAGAACGGGTGCAGCCCACACGGATACACGGTGATCCCGTTCCACCCGGTGCGGGCGCCCTGCAGCCCCCAGATCGCGGCGACCGCTACTTCGTGGCCCATTTTCTGCAGCCTCGGCGCCCAGATCGCGGTCTGCTGCCCGTAGCCGGTAAAGTGCCGACCCACGGGGCGTTGCTCACCCACAGGATCTTCACTTAGGCATCACCTCCTCTGCGCGAACGGGCCCTTTCACTCGATGGAAGCCCGGTCGTCGTAACTCATCGCGTCGATGATCTGCGCCTTGGTGAGCTTCCTCACGTCATCGGCGTCCATGCCCTGCGCGACCGCGTACTCTTCCCACACATGCCGCAGGTCCGCTGTTCTCGGCAACGGCGGCATATCCGCAGGCGCGGCCGAGTCGTCGACATCCGGTTCGACCGGATCCCCGCCGGGGCCGCCGACCTGGATCAGCTCACCCTTTTCCAGCCGGTCCAAGACGCCGGGGTGCAGCGGCAACGACATCTGCATGACCGCACCGGATTCACCCCGGATCCATACCAGCTCCAGCTCAGGCACCGGGTTAGACGACCACGAACGGCAGCTCGTAGACGTTGAACACCGCGCTCTGGTCACCCGCCCAGTCGAGGTAAATGTTCCCGTCGGTTTGCAGGAACCGGTCGCTGGTGAACGGCCCAACGATCGTCGCCACCGCCGTCGAATACACCACCGACAGATCACCGACCGACCCCTGGGTGAACACCGCGTTCGACGGATATGGGCTGGTCTGCGCCACCCCCGCCACGTTCGAGCCGCTGCCTGTGGCCCGGACCGTCAACGTCCCCGCCGTCGACGCCGCACCGATCGAAATGATGAACTTCCGGGCATCCAGCACCGCCGCGCCGGTCGCGGTGCTAGCACCCAGAATGTAATGCCCTGTCGCTGTCGCCGCCGTGCCACCAGTCGGGGACACAGCGACGCTGCTGTCCCGGACAAGTGTCGTCACCGACGCTGCCGTACGTGCCATCTGCGCTCCTCAGAAAAAGTCGCCGCCGCTGCGGACCTGGATCAGATGCCTACCGGGCGGCCGACCTGAACACAGGCGATCGCGTCCGGCCGGACCAGCTTCGCCCCGTACACATGCAGCCCACGGACACCGTCAGCGAACGTTGTCTGCAGCCGCAACGCTTCGGTCTGCACGATCTGCTCGGCGTACGTCAGCGCCATCGGATGCCCAGCCTGCACAATCCAGTAGCCGTTGTTCCCCGCCACACCAGTGCCGGTCGCCACCGTCTGCACAGCGTTGTTCGACACGTAAATGTCGAACCCCGCGCAGCGGCCGATCATCCCGGTCTGGAACACCTGCGACGCCTGGCCCTGCATGTCCGTGATCGCGATGAACGCCTGGGTCTGCTCAAGCAGCGCCTCAGCCCACGGCGGCACCACAACATAGCGGCCCGCCATCGGGATGTTCGACTGGGTGAGCAGCACCTTGAGCGGCAGCAGTATCTTCTGGTAGAAGTCCGCTGGGGTGCTCGACGTGTATGTGCCGGGGAAGATCGCGTTCGCTGTGCCCGCGAGCGACGACGTCCCACCCGACAAGATGATGTTGCTCGTTGAGACGCCTGTGTACAAACCGGCGATGTACTGGTCAGCGGTGTCGGCAAGCTTGTAGGAAGCACGTTCTTCCAGGTACGACTGCATGTCCCCAGCAGCCTGCCGGCGGTCCACATCGTCGACGGAGAAACTGAACGATTTCGCCTGGTCGATGTTCAGGTCCAGCCCGGCGTCGGACAGCGCCTGATACGTGAGCGTCGCGCCGGGCGTGTATGTGCTGATTGTGGGGTCGCCGAACTGGGTGATGTGGACCACATTCCCGGGTCCGCTGATTTCACCTTCGTAGTCGGCGTTGGCGACACCGGGGCCGCCGAACACAAGGTTCTTCTGGAGCGCAGCCAAGATCACTTTGCTCCATATTTCCGGTTTGAATGCAAGTACGCTGATTGTACTCACCACCTAACGTTTGACCGTTTTGCACGGATCGGTGAACGGATGGCACTACTCCGGCCACCACGCCCGGTGGTGCGTACCGAATCGTCGGAAAATTAACGCGCGTTGACTCGCCGGTCCCGGCCGCCACGCGGCCCGGCGCCAAGCTCATGCAACAGACCCTGCTGCATCGCCTCCACCACCTGCTGCGGCGACGCCCGCGCCACATCATCATCAGTCCACTGCCGGGGCTGCTGCGGCGCACCGGTGAACTGGCCGTTAGCCCGGGCGATCGTCGGTTCCGGCCGCGGCGGCGGTGCTGTCGGCGGCGGCTCAGGGGTAGGTGACGGCGCTGCCTTCCACTCCGGGTGCGTATCCAGCGCCGCGGTGATGGCGTCTTTGACCTGTTCCGCGAAATCGTCCGCGCCCGGGTCGAGCCCCTCGATCGCGTGGACGAAACTGCGGGAATCCAGAAGCGCGTTGCCGTCCGCGCCGAGGGTGGCAGCCGCGCGGTAGGTGGCCAGCTCCACCGCCGCCTGCCGGGCCCGGCTCCGTTCTTCGTCGGCGCGGGCTTTCTCCGCATCCCGTTCCGCAGCGATCTGCTCCGGGGTCGCCTCGTCCGGCTCCAGGCCGAGAGCTTTAGCGATCCCGGAAAGCTGCTGCTTGTGGGTCTGCTCGAAAGCGGACAGCTTCGTTTCGAGGTCTTTCGCTGTTGTACGGTGTTTCGCCGCCTCGTTACGGGTGTCGCGGAGCAGTTTCTGCGCCCACGGGGGAAGGTCGTCGACGCTGTCCGCGTGAGCTGGTTCCGGCTGCGGTTCCGGTTCCGCTGGCTGCGCAGGCTGCGGAGCTGGTTCGGGTGTGGCCGGTGGCGCTGCTGGTTCCGGCGCGCCAGGCGCTGGTTCCGTGATGGTGTCGGTCATGAAGGCCCTCCAGGGACCATCGGGTTCTCGGGCCCACGCCAGGCGGGCGGTATCATAGGCGCGCCCCTGGGGCGCGTGCAGCGGTCAGGAATGGCGAAGCTACGCAGGAACCACCGCCGGTGATGGCGCGTCCCGGCGGCGCGGGTCCTAGAAAGCTGACCCTGGGGGCGTGTGACCGGTCAGCGATGCGAGCCGGCGCCCGAGCAGGGCCAGGTTCCGCTGCGCGTCCCCGTGGGCTTTCGGGGTGACCGCGACGGCGGCCATCCGGCGGCCGGTGCGGATCGCCCGCTGCACCGCCCGGATTTCCTGTTCCAGCGCGTACCGCTGCTCATCGCTGCCGTCCGGCGGATTGAGATCGGGTGCTGTGCCGGTCATCGGCAGAAACGACGCGCCGTCGGTGAACGGCACCATGCCATGGCGGCACTGCGGATGGAACAACCCAGCGGCGATCGCCCCATCGACGGTTCCGGCGACGGTCGCCTGGTGGCTTATCCCGTCGGCGGTGACCGCCGCCACCGCCGCGCCTGCCGCCGCGTTCCCGCTGATCGACAGCACCGCACCGAGCCACGGCCGGCATTTGCTGCACGGCGGCATCCCGGTCAGCCCGTACACCACCACCAGGTCGAACCCTTGCGGCGCGATCGCCTGCAGGTACAGGTTCAGGTGCAGCCGCGACGCGGCGGTCCGGACCGCCATCTGCGCCCACGACGGCAGCGGCCACGTCCGGGCGCCGTCGGTGAACGCGGGTAAACCTGGTTCCGCTGCCGCGTTCAGGGTCTGCTGCACGGCCGGTAGCCGGTTCTGCGGCGGGATGTCGCGGATCTGCGCAGAGGCGGCGGTGAATTCGTCGTCGGCGGCGGCGATGACGTTGAACCCTGCGGTCCGCAGCAGCGGCGGCAACGCCCGCCACGTCCTGGCCAGCGGAACCCCGTGTACCGCTGCTGCTGCGCGGGACCCCAAACCGGGTGGCAGGTCAGCGAGGATGACCCGTTCGGCGCTGGCTCGGACCGCGCGGGCGATGCCGGACAGGATCGGCCCGGTCCGCGCATGGGCCGCGTCCATCACCTCGGTCATATGCGCACGCATCTGCCGCTGCACCATGCTGCGGATTTTCCGCCCGGCCGCTATGTCGTGGACCGCGGCTGCGAGGGTGGCGAGGATCTGGTTCTCGGCGTCCGACATGACACCCAGCACCGAAACCCCCGCCGCCACGGCGAGATCTTCGCGTATGTCCCCGTGGCTGCGGGGCCGCTGACCCGTCACCAGGCCGGGAATCAGCGGCCCCTGTTGCCGTTGGCGGACGCCAGCGTGTCCGCGCGGATTTTCTGTTCCTGCTGCTGCAGATCGGCGATGCTGTCGGCGACGATACGGCGCAGCGTGTCCCGGGACGGTCCTTCGGCTATGCCGACGAGTTCGGGTTTGAGGAGCACCGCGCAGTACAGGTCCGGCTGCCCGATCAGCGGGTTACGGCAGGTGAATTCGATCTGCCACGCGGGGACCATCAGCGGGTCCGGCTGCCCTGCGACCTGCGCGGGCAGGAATCCCCACGCGACGTTGAACCCGATGTCGCCGAGCGCTGCTTCGCGGATCAGGTCATGCAGGTCGGCGCGGACCCGGGCGTCGTGGTCAATGACTGGCACGGCGGTACCCCGTTGCTGCGTTGCGCCGCTTTTTCGGTTTCGGGGTGAAAATAGCGTTCCTCCCGTCAGCGGATTCGAAGATGCCGTTCCCTGTAGCTGCCTGCCGAACCGTGGCGCGGCGCCTAGCCGCCTGTGGGCCTTTTTTCATCGGCACCGCAGCGCCGCTCGTTGCGCCGGGTTCAGCGAGACCTGGTTTCGCGGCAGTGGCGGCGCGTTTACGGCCTTTCGACGGTTCCGCGTCCGTCGCGCTCGGCGTTTTCCGTGGCGGTTTCCCAGGGTTGCTGCCGGGCACCCGGGCGGGGTTTTTGTTAACCAGCTTCGCCTTGCGCGCCACGACGGTATCCTCTCCTGCAAGCCCGCACCCTGCGGCCGGTACTGTTCGGGTGCGGGCTGTTCAATATCTGGCACCCGACGGCACCCACGCGGTCCCTTCCGAATACGCGCCCGGTGTCGCCGACGTCGGGGCCTGCTGCTCCGACCGGACCCTACGGCGGCGGCCTTTCCTGCGGCCCACCGGCAGCACCTCAACGGTCAGGTTTTCCTGCGACCCCGGCGAACCGGTCATCCGCGCGTCGTTACCGGCGTAGTGCCGCTGGATGCTTTGCGACAGGTTCGACCTTGGGCCGGGACCGCCGGTGTAGTAGTCCGGCTGCCGCCGGTCCGGCTGCATCCGCGCCATCTGCGGCGTCGTGCCGGACGTAGCCCCAGACATGATCCGCTGTTTGCGTTTCGACGGCAACGGAACCGTGTTGCTGGTGGTGCCTCGCGGTGTGCGCCGTTTAGCAGCCATCGCTTCGGCCGCGCATGTTCGGCGCGATCGGCGCATCGTCCCAGTCGTGGTCGTTCTGGTACATCCGGACGGCGTGACCTTCGTCGCCGGGAGTGCGGGTCGCGCCGCCGGCCGCGCCGCCGCCGGGGAACCGGCCAGCGCCAGTGAAATGCTCAGTGATCTTCCCGGTTGCGTCGCCGGGGGCCTGGTTGAACTCGCCGTGGCCGTGGTTCAGCGACTCGTGCGCCCCAGCCATGACGTGCTTCGGGCCGGATGGCATGCTCATCGGATACTCCTCAACGGGTTAGGGTGCCGCGAACAGATACGGGATGGCGGTCACAGCGGTCGGCGCGATCAGCGCCGACCCAAGCGCCGGCGGCGACGCCTGCGCTGTCGACGACGCGCCGCCGAGCAGCGACCCTGGAACCGATGTGCCGGTGACAAACGTCGCCTGCGGCGACGCAGCGGCAACCAGCGTCGGCAACGTCGTCGCTTTGATCATCAGGCCGAGGTAATACTGACCCGTGTACGCCGCCGTATACGCGGTGCCGACCGCGAAACTCGCCCAGGTGGACGCCGGGATCGCCGCCGTCCCCTGATCCGCCGTGACCGCCCGCACTGTGCCCTGCGAATCGGCTAGGCACATCCACTGGTTCGCCATCGTGGTACCCGCCGTCGTATAGGTCAGATACCCGACATGCCCGACCACAGTGCCGATGTCGAGCCGCACCGAATAGATGTACGCGATCGCAGTAGTGGGGGTGAACGTGGTCGCGCAGCCCCACGCCGGGACCGTCTCCGCGACCGCCGTCGCCAGCGCCGAGCTCTGCGACGGCTGCGCCGCAGCAGCAGCGACCGCGCTGTAAATCTGGCTGATCGTCGCCGGCGACGACGCCGACGGCATCGGGGTCGTCATGACTTCTTCTTCCCGAACGGCGGCGCTTGCTTCCCGCCGAACGGCGCCTTCTTCCCCGCCGGTTTCTTCCCCGCCGGCTTGCTCCCGGCGACCTCCATACCGGGGTAGGCGCGTTTCACCGCAGCCCGGATCTTCGCCTGCTGCGCAGGCGACGCGAACCGCTTCGACTTACCCAGCGCGTTCTGCGCCCGCCCAGCCGTATCGATCGGATACGCGTCCCGGCCACCCGGACCCCCGCCCGGCAGGGCGAACTTGCTCTTCGGGATCGGCTTACCGCCCGCGAGACGGCGGCCTTTCTTCTGCGTCAGCTTCGGTGATCCGGCCACGGCACCCGCTCCCACTGAATAGGCACGGTCAAAAACAGCTGTTCCCACACGGCCCAGGCCGTGTCACTCTTCCACGTCTTCGCTGCCGCCCGGCGGAACACCCGTCCCCGGCGGCACCGGCACAGCAGCAGCCAGCTGCTCGATGTCTTCGGTCAACGTGGGCGGCGGCAACGGCGAACCATCCGGCCCCACCCCACCAGACCCGGCAGGCAACGTGATCCGCGCCCTGCCGATCAGCGACGTACCCAGCTCAGCGAAGATCTGCCGCACTTCCTGATCCACCTGTTCCGGAGTCCAATCCGGATGCAGGATCCGGACCAGCGTTTCTTTCGACGCCGCGTCCGCTGTCGCCACCGCCTGCGCTGTCTGCGCCAGCACCAGCTCATCCGGCGGCAACGGCTCCACAAACGTGATATCCGGCCGCTGCGGCGTGATCGTCTTGTCGCCGAAAATTTCCGCCTGAATCGTCAGCAGCCCGTACATGATGTCCCGCAACGCCGGACGCCAGTACAGCACCTTCTTCTCCCTGGTGATCAACGATCGGCGTTCCCTGGCCTGCACCTCAGTCGCGGTCAGCGCCCCCGTCGGGTCGTACTCACCGAACGTCTGACCCGAATACCCCGCACCCCGGACAATCTGGTTGATCAGCCACCCGCAGGTCGCCTGATGCTCCTGAAACCGGATCTTGAACTGGTTCACCAGGATGTCCGACGTACCGCCCCCCGTGGTGAGCATGTTGATCGGCGAATACACCTCACGGTCCGGGTCGAACACCGCGCCCTTACCCCGGCCGATGTTGTCCAGATACTGCTGCGGCACGATCAGCCGCGACTTCGCCAAAATGATGTCCCGCTGCCACGAGCTGAAGTCTTCGTCGAGCGCGTCCATCAGCACTTCGACACCGGAGTAGTCGCTGCGGCCAAGCGGCTGCGCCTGCGGCCCCAGGTCCCGCCAGATCCGGTTCGGCCGCTGATTCGGGATGTACACCACCGTCGACGCGTCCAGCGGCTGATCAGGGAACACGATCGTGTTCCCCTCCGTTACATACTGCGCGAACTGCGCCGTCTCCGGGAAATCAGTCAACGGCAGAATCCGGCCAAGATCCGACTGGTCACCCGCGTACAGGGAATGCTGGATCGCGTTCTGGCTCGGGATGTGGGTCTCAAGATGCCGCACCACTTCAGGGCCGCTGTCATACAGCACCCGCCAGAACGTCACAGCGACCAGCTTGTTGTACGAAAAATGCGGCACCGCCGCGTCAGCGGGCACCACGTCGATCCACGGGTAGTCCGACAGATCCGAATCCCACACCGTCCGCAGGAATACCCCACCGAGCGCGGAACACAGCTCCCCCGCTTCTTCAAGGGTGGCGTGCATCCCGTCTTCCATCAGCCGGGTAAACGCGTCCTGATTCCCAGGGTTCCCCGATTTCACCACCGGCGCTTTGCTGAACAGCAGATCAGAGGATGTTTGCGCGATATCACCGGCCAGCGGTACGTGGTACTTTTGCCGCTTTTCCCCCGGAGGGACTGGCTGTCCCCAGAATGTGCGGGTGATGCTGCCGAGCAGACCTCCCCTGAACTGGCCAGGGCGGGGGATCGGGAGCCCGGGTTCGCCGGTGGTCGCGAAGTAGCTACGGCCGACCGGGCTATTCGCCCCAAGATTGTAATGCACCCACGATAGCCGCTGCGGATCACCGCTGAACCACGCGTCCCATATCCGCATGGCGTACGTGATCGGGTTGAACTCAGGCGGCGGCCACGGCTGCCCTGCCACAGGCAACCGGGACATCATCCGGTCGTCGAGAGCGAAG